GTAATATACTGATTATTTTAAGCCGCGCAAGTTTTATTTAACATATTTCCATTAAATCATCGGCCATTTTATCTATAAAGAATTTTTTCAATTTATTGGACAATTTAAGGCAAGCGCGGAAAGTTTTTTCGGCACTTCTGGAATCTTGGTCATATCCAAATTCATCACAGAACTCTTCAAAGTTATTGGGGCAATTAAATTCTGCTGAGCAGCAAGTCAAAGCATCGTATGCTCGTAATTCAGTCACGCCTTTTTGAAAATTATTCATGGAATCAAAAAAGTCAAAAGAAATTTTTTCTTTGCCTTTCTTGAAAGAAACTAAGAAATGATTAGAAAACCTGCGGGAATCATCATATTCATCATTCCAGTTTGGCGTTTTAGTATTTGCCAATTTAAACGAGAAAGTGATTCCATGTTTAGTTAGGAAATTGGTGGCTTGTGTGTCGAATTCGTTCATAATGTTATTATAGAGCAGGGTTTTTTAGAATCAAGCAATTAATTAATTTATTTTTTGCGGCATCTTTAGTCCAAGTGTGCCCAATCATCTCATTGTTCTCGCCGATTCCCTTATGGACACGCCATGCATTTTTATCTGTTTTACTGTCGCGAGGCTTAAAGATGAAACCAAATTCTTTATTGTTGATAACCAATACTTCAAGTGTGGCTTTACTAGTTTGGGGGATGGATTTCCAAGTCATAATGTTAAGATAAAGAGTTTCCGCTATTTGTCAAGCTTATTTTTACAAACAAACAGGGGCGATTTCCGTGTAACCGCTCCACAGATTAGGATTCTTTTTTCTCAATTTTGAGAGTTCTTCTGGCGTTGGTTTATTTTCTTGCTTAGTTAGCCAATCCATGAATTGAAGTTTATCGGTTAGCTTGTTGTGGCTAGAATAAAAGTGTTGGATTTGTGTTTTCATTTCATTTCCTCCCGTGCTTTAATCATTGCGTCTGCCTGTGCATAGGCTCTGCCTGATATTTCTTTAAAGGTAGTCTCTGGCGTGCAATACAAGCTACCAATGATTGCTGTCATGGCCTGACCCGCTAACCAGTCGCGGAGGTACATACCGCTATGTGCTGTTGGTTGATCTGGATTTTTTCCAAAATCTTCCCAAGGAAAAGCTGGGCCGCCATTGTTTATTTGTGTTTTCATTTTGTAATATACCAGCGTCTTTAATTATGTCAAGATTATTCTTTGGAATTAAGGATCATCGCTTGGCAATGATGATGATTATAATCAGAAATTCCACCAAGATATGGGTTTCCATATAAAATCCACCCTTGATTTAAATGGTTTTCAACTTCTTGTGATAATTGAATGTAAGTTCTACCTACTACTATTTTGTATTTCATGCGTTTAATATATCACTTATTTATTTGCTGTCAAGATTAATTTTCTCTAATTCGCTTTTTAAGCTGCCAGTGTATGAAAATGGAATCTCCTTGATAAGATTTCCAGCCTTGTTAAAAACCTTGTATTTGCCAGCGTATCCGCTTCTGCAATTTCCACAGTGCTCTTGGATGATTTTAGCGTTGGAGGATTCCCACTCAGTTTTTCCCTCAAATAAACCAATGCCATTTGAAGAAATTAATTTAAAATTTAAGTCGATTTTATTCATGGCGATAAATTAACATGAACTTTTAACTTTGTCAAGTTTATTTTAAACTTCGCTTGTATGCTGAATCCATTGATCCCTGAGTTGTTCGATGTATCGCCTGTTTTCGCTTGTGTGAACCCTTACCACTTCGCCATTTAGAATGAGCTTGAGCGTCCAATATTCATGTGGATGATTTGGTATGCGATGCTTCATTTCGTAAGATTTGGTTTGTGCTTGCATACGAGATTATTATTATTTTGTTGCCGAAATTAATTTCTTGATTCCTGTTAAGCTATCCGCTTTAAGAAAGCCCTGCCCTTCGATAAAGGCGGAATACATACCAGAGTGTTTGATTTTCTCAATCAGTGTGTTTTTGTAAATCATGGGAAGAATATACTGATTTATTCGTTGCTGTCAATTTTTTTATTTCGCTTGTAATCTTTTTTTGATTTCATGCGGAATGAAGGCGGCGGAAGATGGCGGCGCATCTTTGGTTGTTTTGGGGAGACGGTGAAAAGAATCATACTTTATGATACACCGCATATTAGAAAAATCAAGTATTATTTTAATTTTTCCGATTACCCTTGCTCATCCAATGAGATTTTGCCAACAGTTTTCCAATCTGGCAACGTCAACTTCAAAAATGCAGATAGTTTTTCCCGCGCTTTATTTTTTGATGAAGCGAAAACAATATCTTTGTGTGTCTGGAAAATATTTTGACCACAAGAAATTTCTGTTCTAGCGTAAAATGCTTTCATGTTACCAGTTCTTCCAGCTTAACGCTTCGATGATTTTTGTCAAGCGTTTCTTTTGCTTGGGAGCTTCTGCTGGCCTAAGGTGTTTTGGTAATTCAGGCATTTGAATGCGCGCCAATACATATTTGGCCAATACTGAGTTTGATAGACACACCATGGGATTCCCCATGTTTACCTCGCGATAACAAAGATATTCAGTAGCGGCATCAATTTGTCTCGCCCGAACAAAGGTGTTATCAAGATTTGTTTCCGTAACTTGTGGGATGAGGATTTTGCGTTTATGGGATTTGCGTTTGGTCATGGATGAATGTATCATAGAATTATTTGCGCCGCAAGTTATTTTCGCATTTATTTAATCCAAAAATGTTTGGATAGTTTTCCAAGCGATTTTGCCCTTCTCAGTGATTTGTCGCTTGCCATCAATTCTGATGAAGTGCTTGCTTAGCAGATACGGCTCTAAATCGTTCATAATAGCGGTTCTAGAGATTGAGGTAGCACCACGAAGATCATTCAAGGAACAAGAACCATTCTGAGCTAATACCCTCAAGATTTGAATTTCTCCTGAGTTCAAACCATAGGGTTTAACGTCATTCATTGCAGAATATTTTTGCCAATCCAATGCAGTGAAGTGAGTATTTTTACTGATTAAACAGTATTTTTTGATACCATTAGATGCTTTAATTGCATCGCGAGGATTTCCCCTAAGAGAATCGCAGATAACACCGACGGTTCCTTCTGCAAAGAAAATCTCTTTACAATTTTTAACAAGAATTTCACCTAAATCTTCTGGCTTGTAGCTTGCCAAAGCTACGATTTCCATTCTATCTTTTAGCGGGGCGAAAATTTTATCAGGCTCACTACTCATAAACATAAAAATATGTTGCAAAGTATTGATCCTCATGTCTCCGTTATCAGTAGGTATCACTCGCTCAATTTTATCATCAACCTCAACTGTTGTCAAGAGAAGTTGCTGGATAATATCTGGCAAATTATGAGCCTCGTCCAACAAAATAATTGAGTGCTTGTCTTCGATTTTTGGCTTATAAACCTGCTCGAAAAAAGAACCCACATTTTTAATTGTGGCGCAGTTAATCAAATGACCCTCAAAACGAGAATCAGCTTTTTTAATTTCAACAGCTAATTGTTTAGCGAATTGAGATTTGCCGCCGCCCTTACCTCCCGTGAATAAAAAGTGAGGAAGTGCAGCACCTTGCTTAAAGGATTCAAGGTGAAATTTAAGTTTATTCTTTAAACTTGATTGGCCGATTAGGTTTTTGAATGGTTCGTTCATGAGTTAATTTAAACTATTTTAGGTTGTTGTCAAGCTCTTTTTCTTTTTTATTTAATTCCATCGAATTCGATGGTTTTAGATTGCCATGATGCCTTTTTTGGTCACCAAAACCCAAGTGGATTCACTGATTTTTTCACCGCTTTCTTGGTCAATAAAATGCCCAGCAATGTATGGATTATACTTGACAAATCTGATATTAGGGGGCGTAACGCTTGCTATATCAGAGTATTCACCCTCTACAAAAGCGTGAACATTTTTTCGTTTTTCCTTCAGGACTCTCTCACGACCTGCTTGTGAGACTTTGAATTTGACATTCATTAGCTCAATTTGCTCTAGATGCTTCCAGAGTCTCCAGCCTTTTTCAGTGCGATGGAGGACAGAGAGGCATTGCTTGTGAAGATTGCGATATACGCGAACGTTTTTCATGATTTAACTATATCACATAAAAAATCTCGCGCAAGTTATTTAATTAAATTATTTTTCTTTATCCATCATGAACGCAAAAGTTGCCATTGCTAGGCATGAACCAATAAACAAAAAACCAACCCAATTAGGTACTGGTTCATTATTGCCTTTATAAAAGATGACAGTAGATAAAATTAGGCTCATATCACTCAGCGTTTAACTCTACTTCATCAATACTGTAACTGATCGACCGATTATAAATCCTATAAGCAACGTCTTTATCAGTATAAACACCGATAATGATATTATATGAGTTTTTATAATAGTGTTCGCACAGTTCAGAGACTACCCAGATTTTTTGTTTTTTCATGTTATACTTCTCCAGAAAAAAGTTTTGCCTCTTGACTTCTTCTCTTCACTAACCCTTTGAGCGTTTTACCGTCCGCTTTCACATAGAGTTGCATAACGGAAGGAATCACAGAAAAATTTCCATCATTTAAGCGACCTTTGCGGCACACTAGGTTTTTGAGGTTGGTTTCCCCACAGTTAAAACAGAAAGATATTAATGCGGCTTCTTGATATGGCGAAAGTCTAACATTGACGTATTTCTTCACGATACCCTTAGTCTGTGGAATGATTTCATTGACAAGGATATTTCGCGCCTCTTTCTCTGTCATTTTTTTTCTGCTTGTGTATTTTGGCTCTGTGAATCCGTAGCCGATAGTTTTTTGCCCTGCTGGACAATAGTAAACCTTGGAGCGAAAACCTTCATGGCTCATGATCAGGTTAACAAGCTTTTCTTGCGCATCATTTTGAAACGCTATGGCGCGGGGCACGGCTTCCTCTTCCGCTAGCTCTAAGCGACAAGGGATCACGACTTGAGCTTGCTTTTCAGGCTTGTAGAGCATACAAGCTTCGATAGCCAAAATGAATAAGAGGAGGATAAAAAAAGAAATTTTCATAGTATTAGATTAGAAGACAGGTAAACCTTTTTCAATGTCATTTTTGCCGTTTTGAGTCAACCACACTTGAGCAGGGTTAACGCTGCCAATTTCAAAGAGATTATGATTTAGTGCTTGCTCTTCTGTGCCGAACATCACAAAACCATCGCCGTTTCTTTCGTAACTTTCCCAAACGTTTATAAGTTCTTCTTTCATGTTTCTACTCTACCACATAAGAGACATAGATCAACTCTTTTGTGTGATTATTTAATCTGAGGGTCTTCTTTGGTGAGGTGATCAGCAGCAACTTTTTCAGCCTGTTTAGTTTCACCTGTTTACCACCAATAGATAATAAATAAAATCCAAAACATATAAACAAATATTTCAATATATTCTATCATATTATTATATGGTTGTTTCTTCTATAGTCAAGGCGATAATTACCATCCTGATGCTTTATTATAGCCTTTTTCTTCGAAGAATGTCGCTACTTGATCCCAGAAAGAGATTTGTGATTCGTAGCGAGAACTCCAATAAAATTCATGCTTTTTAGTCGAAATGATAGTTTCGTTTTCTTCTTCGCGATATTCTACGTTGAATCCGTAGAATTTAGCGACCTCAATGATGGTGGGGTTGATGTCGGTCATATTTCTACATTATCACATAGGAGAGATAAGTCAACTCTTTTGTGTGATTATTTATTTTTTCGCGCATTTTATTCTTCAGAGCCTTCTTAATGATTTGAACCATCATTTGTTTGCTGAATTTACTAGGCGAGACCATACCTCTTTCAATCCGATTGAAACCATGCATTTCATACCAATTAGCAACTCCATTCTCGTAGCAGATCATTCCAATAGGAGCGAGAAAGTGCCAGTTTTCTTCGCGCCAACTTTTAGGGCGGATATGAAAATTAACTTTTGAGCCTGTAAGATGCAAGACATCAATCATGCGATCATAAAGTTTCAAAGGGTTTTCAAAATTTTCAAAGCCAACGTGTTTAGAGAATTCGTATTTCATACTACTACTACTATAAATTATTCCTACGCATAGATTGCATCCCAAAGCTTTTCTTGCAGTGGATACATTTGCTCCCATAACTCATCATCGCCTGTCATCCATGCATGATAAGCTAACGTAGATGCTGCTCTTGCTACCTTAGCTTCTTTGCGCCTCGTTACGAGGCAAACCCACACGCGATAAATTAAAGATGGTTCGGTTTTTTTGTTGGTCATGTTTTTATTATAGAGTTATTTCTTCTTTAGTCAAGGCAAATATGGATCAAGAAGACTAAATTCACCATCAGTGAATGAATCCCAGCTACTACTGCCATGTTCATCAATCATTTTAGCCCCAGCCTCATATACCAGTTCCTTACCATAAATACTAGAAAGCCATGCAATATATTCAATGTAGCCCATATTTTTAATCAATAATGTGACCAGTCTTTTTGTCAATTCTTACCAACACTTCTGAATTTGTATTTGAGTCTAAAAGTACTATCCATTCCCAACCGCGCTCCTTAAAATTATTAGATAGAAATAGTCCGCGATGTTTATATTCACCAATCTCAATTACCTCGCCAAATGCATCTCCAATCTCTACTAACTCACCTTTTACTTCTAGTGTATCGCGATATGTTTTAGCGACTGTATTAATGTCGCGACGAACCTTCTCATCACCAAAGTTATTGCCAGTAGCTAACTTTTTTTCAAGAGTCCGCAATTTGAGATATAAACTTTCGATTTCTTGTTGGATTTCTTTTTTATTCATGATGTTATTATACAAGCTTTTCTTCTTTAGTCAAGGAAATTAATTCTTTATTCACTTAGCCACTTAAAAAGTTCTTTCGCAGATCCAAAAAGGACAAAATCTAAGGCAGGATTACCAAGGACTTTTTCGATAGTGCCGCAATAATCAAAGTCTATATCTACTCCGTATCCATTACCATGCTCAAAACCTTCGCGAGACATTACGAAGTAAGAATGATTGTCGTAGTATTTTGTCATAACAAGAAAACATTTCTTATCTGGATAGCTTTTGGGAAACGCCCCGACAAAAGGATATTTGGGCAAGTCTGATGCAAGAATTTCTTCTTCAAGAATTGGTTTGGTAATGATTTTTTTCATATTTTTTACAAGATTAAATTACTCTGTTTCGTCCGAAAGGTCAAGCGATTCTACAAAAATTTGATCTTTTGTATTTTCGTTTTCAACCTCGCTAAACTCAGTTTCAGCATTTGCCGATCCTAGTGTTTCCTGAAGTAACTCATACCATACTCGACTAATTTTGATTTTTGATCCAGCAGGAAGTTTGGATACAAGCTCCGATAGGGGAACCATAATTAGGGTTTGGCTTTTGGGGCCGCGTTTTTGTGTTGTCATGAATTTAGTATAGTTTATATTTGTATATTTGTCAATTTATTCTGTAAAAATTTTTGGCGGGGTGTAATTTTGGTAGAAACATTTAAATATCATGATGCAATCAATTATCGTGCATTGGAACTATCTACCAATCAACAAACCAAAGAATCTATCTCATGCGCAGATCAAAACATCCATACAACAAGCCGCATTGCAGTGGAACGAATGTCTCAAAGGCATGGTATTGTTTGTTGAAGGGCGTGGAGACTTACAAGCAAGGTTTGCATTTGATACAAAGATAGATAAACAAAAGCATCCTGATCGTATAGGAGAGTGCAGGGATTACAACAATCCTAAATCGTGGGAAATATCATTTGATTTGAGAGAGAAATGGAACATTGGTGGGTACAGAAAGTTCTTGGGTATTGGATACGATTTGCGTTCCACCGCATTACATGAATTTGGCCATATAATTGATTTGCCACACGCAATGCGATATGACTTTATAATGCATAAAGATTACAATGAGCAAATCAAATTAAATAAAGATGAAATTAGATCATATCGTGACCATTACATCTCAATGAACAGTGATTGAGGTTCCATAATCGGGAAAGAATACTTCTGAATCATTATCCCAAAGAATCTTAGCTTGGTAAACCTCTGGAGAGTTTTGTTTGTGGCGTTTTGCAATCTCTGTAAACCAACTGAGTCTATAAGAATATTTCTTAAGGCGAATCTTTGGCCTATTTGCATCGTCGGTTTTAAGTGCTCCTTCTTTGTCGTAAACAAGAGTCAGTGAATGCAGTTCGCGATCAATTAGAGCCTCCTTTTGAGCGTCATTAAGACTTTCCCAAGCAGAACCATCAATAGTGATTTCCGCATCTGCAAATCCCTTGACGCGATTCTTTAGAGAGGAGATTTTTGTAAAAGCAAGAACAGGATAACCTCCTTGTTTTACTGGATATTCAGCCTTATCATTGTAGGCGAGAACAGCATCGACTGTTACATTATTTGCGTGTAGTTCGGAATGATATTTTTCCCTAGTTGAGTTAATAAGGTCAAGGAGTTCTTGGGTTGGTGTATCGTAGTGCATGGTATATTAATTTGCGGAGTGGATGTTGTTGTCTTTTGTGGCTGGAACATAATATAAAACTTTTGAGCGGTCAAGAACTTTTTTCTTTTGCGCCGAAAAATCTTGAATGTATTTCAGTCCTATAATTGCTAAAAAGATAGGAGATGCGACTAAACAAGCTAACCATGTAATGATAAAAGCAAGTAGTCCTTTAATTAATTGTAGTATTTGATTCATAAGATTATATTTTATTAGTTTCAAGGATAACAAAGTTTCCTTCACTGTCCATATCTGCAAGGCGAAGATCCATTGCAGCATCAGAGATGATGTCAACAGTATCAATGCCCCATTCTTTCTCACGCTCTAAAATGCGCAAAACAAATATAGTAAACATTTTGTATCGGTGTTGTTGTTCTTGGTTTGTCATGGTGGTTAACATATTGATTATTTAATCACTGTCAAGACTTTTTTTTCGCGCAACCAAAACCTTTACAACACTCCCATTTATTTTGTTCGTTCTTCGTCATGATGGGAGTGTGCTGACTATGACCTAACCAAATAAAACCAGCTTTTCGATTGGATAGTTTTCGAGATTGACCGCATTTGTGGCATGATACTTTCATGTTATTAAGTGATTATTTATTCTTGGGAAGTGCCGCTGGTCGGACTTGAATCAACAACTTCATACCAAACATAACATCCATCTACATCGCTCAACGTGTCATGTCTAGAGTTCTTGCCTTCATTATCAAACCATCCGTTTCTAAAGATTGCCTTATAAGACCAGACGCACGAACCGCTAGTGTCTGCAAAACAAAGTTTAACGCTGGTGTTTTCCTGTAATTTGCCTTTGTTTTTCATATTGTAAACTATTATTTAGATATATTGGATAGTTTTTGTAGTTGTTTTATTAAGTCTTTTGTCAAACAGGTTGTAGGCGTGTTTCTTGATAGCTTCTTTAGCTATTTCAATCGAAGTAAATTTTCCGCCCCAATTTTCTGCGTTTTCCCAAAAATCCCCATTTATATCAAGGTACTGATAATTAAAAAACGATCCATATTTCACCCAATAATAAATTTCCCCGCTTGTGTTTGTCTCCAAGATTTTATAGGTTTTTTTAAATGGATTAATCATCTGAAAAATTAGAATTTGTTTTTCTCCTGCATTGACCGTATGTGTTTTCGGTTATTTTCCAACCAATGAAACAAGAAACTTTTTTCCAGATAGGCGACCAACCAAAACCATGTTGGATGTTTACTTCATCCTCGCGTTTAATCTTTTCGCCGATTGTTAAAAGTCTCATGTTATTAAAGGATTTTTTATTCATGGAGTAATGTGCTTCGTTTATTCAACAACTGGCTCCGACGAAGCTCGCGGAAAGTGTGTGTCTTATTCTTTTTTGGTTTTTAAAAGCCTCGCATTTATGTTAGAAAAGCATAAAACAAAACAGTTTCGTCAAAACTATAATCGCGATAATCCAAGATGTCAACATATTTCGCCACTGTTACGCGAGGATATGAGGGAGAGTTCATTACGTTTGTCAAAACAAGAATTGCTCTTTCTTTATTGAAATGACGAAAGATCGAATCGTCTTCTTGAATGTCGCGCCAGAAAATATCAGTTTTGCCGTTGTTGTCAAGGGGATTCATTATTTTTCTTTAATGGAGAAATTGGTACTCAGTGAGGGATTCGAACCCACAACCAAGGAATTATGAGTTCCCTGCTCTAACCATTGAGCTAACCGAGTAAAATTTTAAAATTGAATTCTCTTTACTTCTGGAAGAATGCGCTCAATGAAGTCATTGGGAGATACGCAATCAACTCTTCTGCTAAATAAAGAGCCATCGGAGTTAGTGATTTTGTTATAAGAGTCGATACAATATTTTTGGCAAAAACAACCGTGTGAATTAACAAAAAACTGATCTATTTTAACATCGCCAAAAGTGAGCCTTTTAGTTTCTTCTTCTTGTTTGAGAATGAATTGCATATTTGTTTGTTTGAAAATGTTTACTGCTTAGTCAATTCTAACATAATCCTCTCCTTCTGTCAAGTTGCAAATATTTATTTTCCAATTTTCATCGTCGATTTCTTCGCCCGAAATAAATTTTTCTGATTCCCACCAAGTATTCCAGCAGCAACCATCGCCGCATTCAGAGCCATTGTCAACCAAAATATAGCAGTCTTGTATTAGTTTAATCATTTTTTAAAATAGTCTATTTTGGTTATTTGTCAAGTTTTTTGTTGATATTTGTTTTGCGCGACTGTAAAGTAGAAAGAATGAAAGCATCTTCCTTGGCTAAAAAAATGTTACGCGAGTTCCCTGAGGAAGTCCAGAACTATTTCTTTTATTTGGATAAAAAATGCCAAAAGAATAACATAACCTTGAGGCTTTCCTCTGGCTTTTGTGTTAATAACGTTGGCAGATGTTCGGGGTATTTTGATAGTCTTGGAGGTGAATTAGCTGTGGCGTTGAAAAGAGGATGGGAACACAGTTTTGCTGTTGCTATTCATGAAAGCGCGCACCTTGACCAAAAAAATGATTTTAAGAGTATTTGGCACTCAGAAATTGCGGAGGAACACTCTTTATTCTTTCAATGGCTTGGCGGAAAAAACTTTAAAAATCCTGAGAAATTTGCATTATCTGCAATGCTTCTCGAAAGAGATTGTGAAAGACGCGCACTAAAATTAATTCGCCAAAAATACTCTCACCTTATTGATCCAGAAAAGTATATACTTAGGTCAAATTGTTATCTTGCGGGACACGCTTGGATTTTAAAAAATAGAAGATGGTTTAGGAAAAGCCCTTACGTTTCTAAATTAATGGCTCATTGTCCATCAAAACTAATAAAATCATTTGATGACATACCAGAGAATTTGACATTGGCAATGGATAGATTTCTCTAAGGAGAACGTTCCATTAAAGCAAAAAACCCACACCCGAAAGAGTGTGGGTTAATTATTGGGAATTATTTTTTACTTTTTCTTAAGATTCAGAGCCAACCAAGAAACAGCTTTTTGAGCATAGCCGATATATTTATTCTCGGAATCTCCAGGGATAAGATTAGCGACAAGGGATGCAACAGTGACAACTCCAGTCACGATGGCAACGATTGTTTCAGCATTAGCGTAGATGTAATTGATGATTTCCATAGATATTTAAAAGGGGGTCTATAGAACTTTACACCTAAATTTTCCACATTTCCGCCCATAGTCTTTGAGATGATCTTCTGACTCTGTTTTGCAATGAAACTTTTTTATTGCGTCCATATAAAAACCATAGAGCAATACTGATTATTTTTAAACCCCACCAAGTGATAAGTCTTGTGATTATTTTCAAGAGTCAAATTCTACATTGTGAATATTCGCCATGACAAAATGCTTAGCCCAAGATGGGTAATCTAATTCAAAAGGATTTAAAACTCCAAATTTATCCTTACTCCAAAAAGATCCGTTTTCCCAGACAACCTCCCAATCAAGTCCACCGCTGCCAGAAACGATATTATTATAAGACAATGATTTAATTTTATCGCCCAAATAAATTTTTTTACCCGCCGAATCCTCGTAACCAGTCCAAGGTTCTACGGAAAATTCTCTTGGAGAATGAACTTCGCTAAATTCACCATCAGGTGAGTTAATAAGTTCTACGATTTCCCCCGAAGTGGACAATAAAAAATCACTTGTCGTTATCTGATTTGACGGCCAAAATTGGCTATTGGTATAAAGATTATGTTTTTTACTAAAAATTCTAATATTCAAAATTCGATCCTCCCTTTCCAAGCTCTAATAAAATCTTCTTTTAATTCCAAACTAATACCCCAACTTGTTATAATTGACAGATACAAAAATACAAAAGGGTATCCTACTGGAGCTAAAATTAAAATCAATAACCTTCTAAGGAAGGTGTTTTTTATTTCATCTATTCTCATTTAATATTAACCTTTCTTATTGAAAATATTCAAAGTATTTTATTGGTTCTGAATTTACAATCGGGCGAGGTGCAAAATAATTGATGCCTATTGGCCGATAAAAATTTAAAACACTTTGGGCAAATTCCAAAAGCTGAAATTATTTTATTAACCCAGTAATTAGTGCGGAGAATTAATTTGTGCATTAAAATTAATAACCTTCCAAGAAACTCTTTAAATTATAAAGATTAGTTGCGGCGGAGCATCCAAAATCAGGGGTGAACCCGAAATCATTTTCTAAAATTTTAAAAACGTCATTCAACTGAAATTCTAATTCTTCATTAGCACTCTCTAGTTCGTCATTAGAGTCTTCTAAATCTGATTTTATTTGTTCGTAATTACGGATTTCATCTTCCAAATATTCAATTTGATCTAATAGTGAATTTTTAGTTGACCCAGCAGATGTTTCACTAATTTGAATTACTGTTTTGTCACCCAATGGATAAGTTCTGGAGATTGGATAACGGTTAAAATCAAAGTCTTCAACGATTAGAGTACCCGTGTTCATTTTTTATTTGGAGTGGAGAATGTTAATATTAAATAATATCATGTTTTGCGTAATTGTCAATATTTATTGTGGGTGATTTTTAATCATTCAAATCTTCCTCCCATTTTTCAAAAAGATCCTCGCAGTGATTAGTGATGAACTCAGTAATATCTACTCCCTTGTAGAAAACGTTTTCGATAACCCTTCTTGCTGAAATCGGTGGATCTCCGAGGGAAAACATAAATTCACCAGAACTTTTTTGTGCGGGTAAAATTGCAACGTCGAAGCTTAAGTTGGGGTAGGATGGATGATTCATAATCTTAATTTACTCATTAATTGGGGTTTGTCAAGCGTCTTGTTCTCCTTTAACTGTTAAAGGCAAAATTTTATTCATAAACTCTACTGGGGAAGTTTTTTCATCATAATCTACTGGTGCGTAATTTTTTGAATCCCAAATATATAAAAGATCACAATCCCGCCAGTCGGAATAATTTTGATATTCGTTTTCCCAATGAACAACTAATGTATGTTCTTTCCAACCTTTTGCCGTTTTCCAGATTCTATTGAGGGAGTTAGCATAATTGCTATGTGGAAGCTCTGAATAAACTACCCACATTCCATCAACAATATCATTATATTCTAGGCCGAATTTTAATTTATTTTCATTTTCTTTCGCCGATTTAATTAGTAAATCCCTAATAGCTCGCCATTCTGGATTTCTATACGCGCTCTCCACATAAATATAGGGGGAAGATAAATTATGTTTTTGCGAGGCTATAAAGTCTTCGGCATTTTCCCTAATAAAAAATGCCTGTTCGAAACGGTCGATGAGTTTAATATGACGAATCTCCCAATCATCTGGGTCAAAATCATCATCTGAAACTGGGCACTTGGGCATGGGGTTGTCAATTTCTTCGCCGCTAGCATCAATACTAGTAGTGCGATAAGCCGTAGCCAGATAGTATGCTGATTCTAGGTCTTCAAATTCTTGGGGCGAAAGTTCTGTATAATCATCATCGCCAGATTTCAAGTAAACAGCTTTGTCGTAATCAAAATTGCTATCAACACAGATTTCCTGTTTACTATATACAACATATATAGGGTCAGAAGTCCCCAAATGATTCTGTGTTAAAATGGATTGTAGATTTTTAATCATGATGTTTTTGATAATTTATTTTACCTTCTGGCCAATATAAAAACTTTATGGAAGAAGTCAAATACTAATCGAAAAAAATAATATGGAGTCATAACTGCCATCCACAACAGTGTGAATAGTAGAGCCAAAATTTTGAAAGAAAATAAGTAAGTGATGAGTTTGATTTTATTCTTCCCAAAGATTTAATGTTTTAAGAAATGCTTCAGCACGTTGGTCTGCGGCGGCGTGAACTGCTGTAAAAAAATAAACCTTATTCCAATCAGATTCTGCATCTGGAAAAGCACATAACTCACGCAAGTGAAACCAATAATCACCTTCTTTGCAGAGCCTTTCAATAATTTTCTCCGCCTCATGCATGGCATTAAGGTCATTTAGATAATCTGGGATAGCTTCTAAATACCATTTTTTATTCGGTTTTTCGGGGGGTGTGAGAAGAAGCGGCCATCCTGAATCCGAAAAGTCTTTCAATTTTTTCCACCCAACAGCTTCTGCGATTTTAATTTGCTGTTTTTCTTTGTTCATAATTTGTTATTTGATGAAGCTTGAAACTTTCTCCAAGATGTACATACGAGGAGCAATTAGAGGATAAAACACATCCATAATATGACTCCAAAAAGTAATATTTGCGATAATAAAGTAACCTACATTAAAAACAACTAATGGCAAATCACCATAATTAGCTTTAAAATAACATTCACTCTCTTTACATTTGATGTGAATAAAGATGGCGCTCAAGATAGCAATAAATGCAATCAGCGGAACCACAAGCTCTGACACTGCTCCCCACATGAGAATTTCTTTGCCAAGTTCAGGGGTTTGTGTTTCCACAAATTTTGCTACATCTTCTGCGGTTTTCATACCGCCAGCGAGTAATTTTTCAAAGTAAGGTTTGTATATTTCGTCCATATTATCTTAAGTGATTTCTGAGTTTATAAAGTGCTGTTCGTGCATTGCTAGTAATGCGGCACGCAGTTGGTCAATTTTATGAGCCATACGAAGCTCATTCTCCTCATGTTTGCGCTTAATATCTTGCAGTTCATTTCTCTGGCGTTCAAGCATTTGTGCGAAAGCTAACATTTCGCTATAGACGTATTCGTCTCTGCACGCTGCTATTAAATTCCTATTTAAAGCGTCTGTTTGGGGTGTTGGCGGTAATTCATTCATATTAGAGACGGAATAGTGGAATAACTTGGCTATGAAAGATGCAATCAATTTCACTGCCGCGCACAACGTCGAATCCGTCAACAGCATCTTTGTTGGTTGCAGTGACAAATTGTTCTAGCTTTTCAAATGCTGGAACTGACATAACAGATTTAAATTCTTTTAAATGCTGTTGCTGAATGTCTAAACCTTGCTGTTTAGTAAAGTTTAAATCTTTTTGTGCTTGGGTGCGATGCGTTGTTTTCATACTATAATATGGCTGGGTTTCCGATTCAGTCAACTGTTATTCACGAATAATTCCAGCTTTTACGCCATGCAAATTGTCAAAGTTACTCTCTTGCTGTTTGGTTGCCATTGCTGCAAGAACTCTTTCTAAGCTAATGGGGCGATAGGCATGGCAATCCACACCAACATCAAAGCTCTTGGAGTTGGGATCATCTGGCAGAGTGCCATGCGAATGACCATACAAGTGCAGCGCTCCTCTGTGGCTTTGATTCCATACCCTCATTGCATAGTGGCACAAAACAAATTGATGACCCTCAATTTTAGTCTCCAGAAATTCTGGGTAAATGGTTATTTTAGTCCCCATGCCATGTGGCACAGAGTAAAACCATTTGAGAAAAGGCTTGTCATGGTTGCCTTTGATGAAATGCATGTGCTTGAAGTTGAGTCGTTGCATCACATCGTTGACTTGATCAACGTCACCAAATGCAAAGTCACCAAGATGATAAACAATATCATCAGTAGTCATTACATTGTTCCAATTAGCAACGAGAGTTTCATTCATATCTTGCGCATCAGCAAAAGGCCGATTGCAGTATTTGATGATGTTAGAATGGTAAAAGTGCGTATCGCTTGTGAAGAATGTTTTCATATTTTATTTATTTTTTATTATTCTGGAGTGACAGTAAATGGATCTGTAATCAATTTGAAGCTACTCTCATGACCATCAAAGATTTGATAAAGTTCTCTGTAGGGTTCTGCCCAAGAAATGCCATCAGTAAGGCTAACGAGAACGTAATCTCCTGGCGGCTGTAGTTCGGCCACGATATATAATTCTTGTGAATCCTCTTCAATATAGAATTGACCAACATCAATTTTTGATTCTTGCTTTTCTTTTGTGTATTTGATTTTGTTTTGCATATTTTTTTTTATTTTATTCTTTGTCTGTGAAATTAAAAAATGTATTAAACTTTTCGTTTAAAAGGTATCCTATATAAAACATGGTCATAACAGAAACCGTGAGCAGCGAAAATAAACAAAATACTGGTGGGATACAGTTTTCTTTACATTTCTGTTTGGAGTTATCCAAGCGAATAAGAAAAGCCGCGATAAGTACCCCGACAGTATAGGTGATAATTGGAATTAGATTCATAATATATTATTTTTTATTCGTATACTTTGATGTGTGCCTTCTCTGTAGTTAGAAGAGAAATTAGGATTTCCAAAATTTCAATTTTGTCACTTTTTGCGTATTCTTCTTGATTATAAGGTGTATTAACGCCTTCCATGATGCAATCAAACATTTGTTCTGCAATTTTATCGTTCATAATTTAATGATTTTTGTTTTTTCTAGCTCTACTTCTTCAGAAAAACCGCAGTGTTCTTTGGCGACTTTCTCCGCTTTCTCTTTGCTTGAGTAAGCTCCAACTATCTCAGTCCCATAATCGCATTCTTGATAAACGATATAAATGATTGGTTGTTTCATTGTTTACTCTACTCTTGGCGAATAGCTTTGTCAAGTGTTAAAAATTTCTCCGCTTCAGAAATTGCGGCAAGATAACGTTTCAGAGGTTGACAGTCATCATCACAAAGATGCCAATCTTTCTTTGAGTGATGAAAATTAGAACAATCTCCGCTTGGCGAGTGTTTTAATAGATTTTTTATTATTTCTTTTGCTTGTTTGATTGAGTTATTCAATGTCTTTCCTTCCATTTGAATTCAGTCTTGTCGGCGCAGATTATCATCCATTCGGCATAACCAAGTTTAATCGCTTCTTCTTTTAAGCTATCGCTTCGTTCCGCTACGTCAGCAAGAACATAAAAAGAAACAAGTAGAGCAAATGCTAATATAGTCAAATAACAAATTAATGTACTTTCATTTTCAGTCATATTATTTGCTTTCTTTCCATTTGAATTCTATTTTATCTTGTCCAACTACAGCCCACTCTGCGAAACCACGCTCAATAGCTTCTTGTTTAAGCGTGTCTCGTTGTTTAGCGGCCACAAGCGTGCAAATAACCGCCAAAATCATCACGGTAGACAAACAAATCAAATCATATCTAGTGTCATATCTAGTGTCATTCATATTATTTTTCTTTTAAATCGTCGGTTCTTAATTTTCTGATTTCAGTTCTTAACTTTTCACCCAATTTAATGTTTTTTATTTTAGTGAGTTTATAGATAACGTCACATGCTTTTGTTAAACCATAATTGAATTCTGTTTTTGATCTGATCTTTTGTTGCTCAATTTTATGTTCTTGACGCTTTCTTAAGCCCTCTAACTTTCTAAAGAAATCAGGATTTGCTAATTTAATACCTTTGCAGCAAGAGCAGTCTTTCAAGGCGCGAGCAATATCTGGCCCATCGTAATCGCCATACGCTGTAATGTTGCGATATTCGTTGTGACCGCAAGTTTCACACACAAAAAGTTCTGTATAAGTAGCCATTAGTTTAAAATGTTTGCAGTGTTGTCGATTCGTTCTAGAATGAATTGCTCTTCGTGTTCTTCTGGCACTCCGCCAGTATGAACAACGCTTTTATCTTCCAAACCATAAGAGAGTGCGCCCCATTCAGTAACAGGTTGCTCAAATTCCAAGAACAATGTCATGACATCATTCAAGGCTTCGTTATAGCTTTCTACGCTTTGATAGTAAAATTTAGCAGCTTCGCTCGCTGAGGTTTTCATTTGGTTAACCAAATGAACGATTTCGTCGTTTCTCCAATTGTTGCGTTTTAGTTTTTGCATAGAATAAAGATAGCGAGATAACCGATAAGTCAATTCTTTTTTCAATAATTTTAATGATACCATTCGATGCGCCCATCTAAATAATGAACCGCAATTTCAAACGCATCTTCTTCAAAGAAGCGATAGCCCTTGCCTTTTTCCTGATGTTTAGAGGGATGTTCCCCGTAAAATATTGGTTCATCAGTGCCTAAGCTAGGCTCGCACCACCTGTCACCGCAACAAGCGCAGTCTATGTCATTTGCAACGCCATTAAAGTATAATCCAATGTCTTCACCGCGACTTGATGCATGACTAGCATCAACAGCTTCAATAATGACGTAGCGAGTAATGCCTTTTTCTTTATTGCATTTAAAGTGTCCGCCAGAGTTGTTCTGGTAGAATGTAAAGAATTGTGTTTTTATTTTCATAAAGAAACTTTGATATTGTGGTTCAGAAAGTCTTGAATGTCGTTACGAATTGACATTTGTATACGAGCGGGATTATCGCGGCATAATGTTAAAAGATCAAGGGCTTTTTTTAATTGTTTTTTAAGATTTTTAAGCTCATCTGCTCGCAAATATAAAATGTCATGTTTCCAAATTAAATCTTCGCACCAAGAGACATCACCAACTTCAGTTGGTTCGCTGGGAGGTTCTTGGTCGCCGTAGAATTGTAAGTATATTTTGTCGGGAGGATTAAGCATAAAAATCTATTGTTGCGATCATGTGCAATTGAGCATTTTTATCTAATTTTTTAAACTCTATGGTTAATGCTTCTAGTTTTTTAGCAGCAACGAGTCCAGAACCAGAAAAATGAAAGAAAAACTCTTGTCCATTCTCTTGTTTTTTAAACACTAATTCATCATCTCCGATAATTAAATCAGTTAGTTTTTTCATTGAGACTCTCTTGGAGTTTTGAGAGCCTTCTACACGTGTCCATTCACCCATAAATTAATCCTTTTCGCTAGTAGCTTCTTCAATCATTTTTCTCATATTTTCCAATTCTTTTTTAGCCGCGCCTTCTAGTGTCGCAGCCTTTTTCTTGGCGCATTCAGCCATATCTGCTAGAATTAGGCGCATATTTTTATTTAGCGCATAATCCAAAAGCTGTTGAGCTAATTTACTATCTACATGGGCAAATGTTGAACAGGAAGAACTTCCATAATATCCAGTATGACAATCAAGAAAAACTTTAGTCGAGAAAACCGAAAATCTGTCATCTCCGCCAAATTTTAATGCATATTTATCGCAACTTGGCTGTCTAATCTTTTCCGTATGATTATCTACAAGATTAGATAAAGTTTTTGCGGCGTTATTTAGTTGTTTGATTTTTTCAATGTTTTCTGTGTCCATAGGGTATATTAAAGCGTTTTTTAGGTTTGTCAATTTTATTCTGCCGCTAATTCTCTGATTTTCAGTTCGGCAACTATCGCCCGACACAATGTTTTACCTTTATTGATAAAGTCATGAGGTTTTGCATCATTGAATAGAATAACGGAGCCTTTTGACAATGTTTGGTGGGCAACTGTGCCGTTATCCTTAATGTATCCTAGATCACCCTTCCCGTCAAGAAAGATAATTAATGAACGATGGTCTTCGCTATATTTTTCAAGACCGTCAACGTGCATTCCTACTGTTCCGAACCGAAAAACATTAGCATCAAGCATTTCCCAGTTTAATTTTCGCGCCGCAATAAAATTTCTGACAAATTCGCCCTCGTAAAGATTATCCACGCCTACACGAAGAATTTCTTGATCTAGAGAGTCTTTTAGTTTACTGAATTTTAGCTTAGAGAGTTGCCGCTTCTCAAGTGGGGTTAGTTCCAAAGATTTACTGTTTAAAATTAAATCTTGAGCATACGCATCAAGCCGATTGGATAATTCGGTTTCCATATAGTCATTATAAATTATTTTGCCGCTAATTCTCTGATCTTAAAGATGGCTCGACATTTTGATTTCAATTCACAGTCCCATAGAGCACTTTGCCCATAATCTTTTGGAAATGAAACTGGCATATCGGCATGTTTACGAGTGCCATCGACACCTTCGCTGTAATGAAAAATAGGTTCAACTGGCCAAGTGTCATGAGCCATGTTGAAAGCCTCACTATCGGTTAAACCATCAGGCAACAAAGAATGATGCAAAGTATCAAAAGTAATTGGAATACCGCGAAAATATTCTACAAGATTCTTGACGCTCCAAAAACCATTGGCATTATCGTTATTTTCTAACACAAGACGGTTACGAACACTGTCTGGTAATTGATCGTAAACTTCCCAGACTTTAGACGCGATTTGCACTGGATCACCTTCGCGACGAACATGGACATTTAATGGTGAGCGATAATCATTTGGCAAACCAAGAAGATCAAAAATTTCTGCGTGCTGTTGCAAATCAAGGATGCTGTTGTTGATGCATTCTGGATTATCGCTAGACAATGTGATATACTCGCTAGGATGGGCTGAAATTCTCAGAGGAGATTCGATTAAGCACTGCTTAATTTGCTCACAAACACTTTTGATTGCAGCAAAGTTTGGCAAATCTGCAATTTTAAGATTGACATTTTTATGCGTCAAGATTGGCGCAAGGCTACTTGATAGTCGGTAGCCTTGGATATTATTAAGCTGACAGAAACGAATTGTGCGGTGCGTGTTTTTGAAATTATGCAAAATACGCTCAGATAATTCAGCTAAAGACTCTGAGAGTGGTCGCTTGCAAAATTGCGTATAAGTCATTGTCTTGAACGAATGGCCATTATCAGATAATGTTTGAGAGATGCAGCAGAGTGATAGTTTCATATTGAGCTAGTTTAACACATTAATCCTCTTCTGGCAACTCCCAAGATTGAATTGCTAGCAGATTTATTTCTTCTGCGGCAGAAATTTGTTGATTAGTTTGGTTTAGTTCTTCTGCTGTTTTTGTTGGTTCTAGTGAGTTATTCATTGTTTTTGTTTAATATATTTTGTGAATATTGGAGAGAAAAATATGAAAATAAAAGTCTTAGTGTGTGGGCGTAGTCAGTCGGGTAAAACTTTTTTTGCTAATTATCTGAAAGATTTTTTAGAATTTTCTCATTTTAATGGGGACTATGTAAGGGAGTTGACTCACAATAATGACTTTACCATGAAAGGGCGAATTCGTCAAGCTCTTTGCATGAAAGATTTAGCTCAAGAATGCAAATCGCAAATTGTAGTTTGTGATTTTATCTGCCCCACAAAAGAACTTCGGAAAATATTTGCGCCCGATATAGTGGTTTATTGCGTCCACTCTGGGTCAGGTAAATATCAAGATACGGACTCTATTTTTGAACCAGTAGAAGATTCAGAAGCGGCGAAAGTTCTTGTATTGGATAGGGGAAATGAATTAAATACCGCGAATCTTATTATAGATGCGGTAACAATGTCACTTTCTTAGTTTTGCCGTGCGATTGTTAAAATTTTCCAGCGGTTATCAACTTTCTCAAAGCCAGAGATTTCTAAATCATGCTCTGGCAATACAGAAACATGATTTTTAAATTTACTGCCTCGACTTAAAAAAGGTCCGCCCGATGGATCAATATACTCTGGATCACTTTGGTCTTTTTTATAGCCAATTCTAAAACATAAGTCTAATTGCTCTCCACCAAAAAACCATTCACCATTTTGTAATTCAAAATATCGCTCTTCATTATAGCGGCTCTTAAAGGTGTAGCGGTTATTTTCAAACACTGGAGGAGGTGGAGGCAGACTATCTACCCATGCAAAATACTCTTTAATCTCATCTTCACTAGCGGATACCAATGAATACATGCCGCTGTACCATTTGGGTTTTTTTAGTTTTTTAGTAGCCATATTAATTAATTTGTCCGTCAATTATTTCATTACCATATGAAATAGCATCACTGGCTAGAGTTTTTAATTTCTTTGGGAGATTACTTTTTGAAATCTCTAAAAGTGCATTTTCATACTTTTCAAGTAAGTCTATGAATGATTCAATAATTAACATCGCTTCGTCATTAGTAAAGCGGTTTTTAAAATTAGTATTTTGGTCCATCTTCTTCGTCACACCAACATTGAACTTTACCCATTCGCACGACATGCAATCCGCAGTCTTGCCTTTTACAAAGATGCCAAATTTGTTCGCCATCCGTCACTTCTTTCTTTCGAAAGATTTCGTCGTAATTGCTCCAATACGCTTGGAGATTTGCGCCTTTTCTTAATTTATCGCCTTTTCCGTTACTTGATTTCATTTTTTATTAGTTCAAAAGTTTCCCATTCACGAAATCCTTTTTTGTTGCAGCATCCAAGACCACCACGACCGCTGCAAATAGTGCAAGTTTTTTTATGTTTTTTTTTGTTTAAAGACTTGACCACTCCTTCTCCAGCACACATATAACAGTTCACAGAAGACTCATGACCACAAAAATAACCAATTTCACCATTTCCTTCACAATAGGGGCAAATTAAAAATCCCGCTGATTCAACAATAGATTTAATGGTTGGTGTCATTGCTTTATTCTATACTCAATTTCGATTTCTACAAGCTCAAATTCAAGAGAATTCTGTTTATAATATTCTATACCATTCATAGAGCTGCGCATCAAATCTTCTTCAATGACGTTTATTGCTTTGTATGCCATGTCTTCAGGAACAAATTCATCAACAAGATGCATGTAAACATCCCAATTGTTAATGAATGTTTCTAATGCAACCCACTTGCCTGTTGGTTTGTGTCGGTATGCAAATCTTGTTTCGGTACTAATTGTATTCATATGTTACTTTTATTTCCACAAGCTCAAATTCAAGAAAGTTTTGAGCAGCATATTTTTCCCCATTCATAGTGCTAGCCTTTAAACTTGAACGCAATGAATTTTCAGTATTGATTGAAGCATCAATAAAATGCTCCACTAATTCTATTCCGTAAACATATGGATGTTTATCATTATCCCAGAGTTGGTCTTCAAAATAAACATCAATATATACCCATTTGTTTGTTGGCTTGTGGCGATAGGCAAATTTTTTTTCTGTATGAATCGTGATCATGGTTTGATTCAATATTGTGGATTAATTGAATATTGTTGCGCCCAAGTGTGGGTAACTTCTCGACCCAAATCTCTAACGACTGATTGAATCATAGATGCATTTTCAATATTCACTGGAAAATCTATTTCTATGCTCTCACCACAACCCAGCCAAAGACGAAATCCATTGTTATAACAATCTAAATCAAGAGAATTAGGAGTAAAAATACCCTCGCAATTTTTAATTGCTTCTGCATGAGGCTCAAGAATTTTTTTGATTGTTGTCATTGTCATTGTTAAATCTTTCTACTAATTTATCAAGCAGCATCAAATGATATTCTCCATTTTTCATCTTGAACAAATCAGCTTGCAAAATGCTGTAGCTTGTTGAGAATTGTTTGTCTTTGCTCTCAATTGAGATTGTAATGATTTCGTCGCCTGTTATAAATTTAAAAGTTCTTTATTTTCCAAAATATTTCCAACCACTTCCATAGTTGGGAGCGGAGTGAATGGCCACGAACTACTCTCTATTCCGTCAAAATCAATAAGCACCCAACCATTATGCTCCCACGCTACTAGGTCAACGAAATTAGCCTTTGGGTCATCAAAATAGTATTTAACAATATCGCCTTCATAAATTGAGACTCCATTTTTATCCTCTGCTCCAACGTATTGCTGAATGACATAATTTTCTTGATCATCTGCCTCATTAGCTTGACCGCAAGCTTCATCAATAACAAAGATTTTGCCAAGATTATCAATTAATAATTGCTCATTTCTCTTAAGTTTGTCCCAGATTCGGAATTTTTTTTTCATATTTTTTAATTTAAATTCGGCTCGCGAAAGTAATTGTCGATTTCTGATAATGCTTTGATTACTAGATCTTCTCTCATGGCTATACGAGCGTAGTAAATGCGAAGGCAAATATCGCGAAGAATATCATGCTCTTCTGTTGTTTGATCAAGTTTATTCATTTTGAATTTTACTAAATACGCTGTCACTACTTTGATAAAGTTGTAGATTAAAAATTTATAGCTTTTCATTTTTTAAAATAATCAGGGTCTTCACAAATATTACCAACGACTTCTACATCAATCCATGATGGATCATAATCAGGTGAAAATACACAAGCGTCTTTAGGCATAAACTCTATAAGAGGATTTGATGCTAAAGAAAAACTCCCAATAATAAATTCAATAGGTCCAGTCACCATTCCAGCGTTACAAATATCGCCTTCGTAAATTTCTTTTGCGTTTTTATCTTTTAATCCAGTGTATTGCTGGATTACATAACGAGGCTCTTTGATGATGGTTGTTCCTTGCCAATAGTATTCAACAGCAAGGGAAGATGTAAAGCTGTCGCAGCTATAATCTCCAACATAATCAACAAGATTGCCTGTGAATGGGCAAATTGTCCAATTGCTGTAGCAATGCAGACTGCTACTATTTTCAAGCCAATGACAGTATTGCTTGTCCCAGATTCGGAATTTAATTTCTCTATTCATTGTTTTATCGGTTAAGCCAAACATAAACTAGACCCAAGATCAATAAAATCCACACTATAATAGTTGGCCAACCATCCATTACTTCATTATTTGGATCATTATATCTGCTCATTTTTTTCTTCCTTTAATGGCCATTCAAACATTGGCAAGTGAAAAAGATTGTCACCTTCAATTTCTTCCAACCAAATTGCACACCAGCTAGAATAAACTTCACAATTGCGTACCGTATAAGTTTCTCCAACCTTCAAGTTGTCTTTGGCGAATTGAATAACATTGGTGTAGTGTGGATAGAAAAATCCATCAGCACTCTTGAATTTTACTTTATCACCAACGTTAGGCCATTTGCTTTCTTTCAAATGCTTAAACATTTCTAGGTTGTTATTCATTTGTTCAGTCATCGGTCAAAAGGATTAAAGTTTTTAAATTTTGACATTGCATAGAGCAGAAATGCTATTCCAAATCCAGCCGCTGAACAAAATCCAAGCCAAAATCGCTCGTCAAAGAGCCAATCAGGAATTGTAATGGTAAGTGCTAGTAGTGTGTTCATATTAGCAATATGTTTTATTTTTATGTAATTCTGTATCAAACTTTGTGTTTAAATCAACATCACATATAGTTTTAAAAGCGTCTGATATTGATGGTGTTATAGGATCATATTGTGGATAACGGGTAGGATTATTAAAAAATTCCTCTTCGCTACGATCAGGAGTTTTCTTCTCAAACAAAAGAGCTAAATGATCTTTGATGATTTGAGTTTGATTTTTATCAATAGATTCTGCATTAGAAATCTCAAGGAATCCATGCAGCCAAATTGTGAATTGTTCGTAGTTCATATTATTTGTCTCTCCAATGCTTATTTGGAATGCCTCGTTTATCTGCTACATATTGAGCAACACCATTATATCCACTTTCTCTATACATTTCAAATAGTTTCGGAATGTCTTTGTGAGGAACTCCTTCAGCATCAGCACCAGGTGCAAAATAATCGTTGACGTTTATGTAAAGTTCTGCGGTACTACCATCTTTAGATTGACTGGAAAACAAGATGCCTTCATCCAAAAGAAATGCAAGCATATCTTCTTCGTTTGGAACTTTTTCACCAGCAATTTCAAAGTAGTAATTGCGTTCGATTGTGACTGTTTCTGAATATTCTAACATAGCTTATTCTTTACTATAGAGTTTATCCCACAATTTGTCAACTTCATTTAGGGTTTCTTTGGCGTAGTCGCCAATTTTACCGCCTCCACATTCTTCAGCAATGATTTTCAAAGCATTAAACATTACTTCCCACTGATCTTGGAAGCAATTATAATCTTTTAAATTTATTTCTCCGTACTTACAAACCACTGCTTCGCAGTTGATGGGAGGGCAACAACCTGTCTCTCCGCAGCTATCGCATTTTGCGCAGTAGTTGTTTTCAGAATCAATTTGATTTTGAATATCTGGGCTATAATTTGCGTTCATTTTTCCATCATCACTAAACTCTGCAATGATTTCTTTGTCAATAAAATAACAAATTTCAGTTGTGTCGGGAATTCTGAAACCATAGACTGTTTCTTCATCCATAATGTCTGTTCGACCTGTACAAATACCTTCCCCTTCATATTTGTTATAGTCGTATGGACCTTGACAGTAGATCATGTATTTTTTATCTTTGATTGGAATCATATTATTGTTTAGTTGGCTTGTAATTATTATATGGACTTTCCTCAATAAGCTTTGGTGCTAAAGTTCTATACCACCCACCATTTGAGCACAATTCGCCTTTCTCGCCACTAGCTTCACAGGTTTTGGAGCAAAGGTATTCTGCAAATAGAACCATCCCAGCAACTTGCTTGTCGCCACCAGAATAATAAAATCTTAGGTCAGCAAATTTTGATTTAATTTGGTCAATCTTCACTGCTGGTGGATAAACTTTATTATATTTGACGCATTTGTAGGAGCGTCTTTGAAATTTCTCAACAAAAGAAAAGAGAGGTTTGTTGTATTGCCATTTATTGAATGTCGGAAACGTTTTGATAAACAAACTATGAACCCATTTAATAAAATTAGCAATACCTCTCCAGAAGTAATACTTTTTATTAATTATTTGGCGCTCGCTTTGATAAGTGTTTTTTGTGTATTGCACGATAGCTCCACACAATTCATCAACGATGCCTTGCCATCCTGTAGGAACCCATGCACCACAAGGGCAATGTTTTTCACCCTCTTCGTTTTCAGAGAAAAGGTCTGGATATTTATTGGTTAAATATTGTTCGAAATCTTCCATAATTATTTTGATTCAGTTCCGTTAGAGTATCCATCTTCATTGAAGAAGATGTGAGTAACCTTTAGTTTAATTGCTGGTTTACTGTCGCCATCAGGGATGAACCAACAATGATCTTCTCCTGTGCTTGCGTCTGTTGTTGCAAGACCTGTCTGACCATAATTTACGCGATCCAAACCGCGTTTATAACATACTCCTCTTTTGATGTAGTATCCTGTTTCCATATTATTTTTCTAGTAGGGCGTTAACGATCTTTTCTGCGTTTTCGTGGAAAGATGGGTAGCTAAGAGTGTTGAATTCTTTTCCATTGCGGCTCATGAACCAATTCCAATCCGCAAGAGCTTGCTCACTGAGAGGTTGATTAACTGGTTTAGCTTCACTAGCTTCACGAATGATTTTTACCAACTTATCTTGCTTATCTTTTACTGCTGCGATAATCTCTGCTTTGGCAGGATAAACATTGTGATAGATTGACTTACAGCCGTCTTCTATTTTGACTAAGTGCCAGCCTTGACGTAAGCCGTCTACGATGCTTACGTCATTGATTTGAATGTATCTATTGCCTCTTTTTTCGTATAAGGCTCTGTTTTTTTTGTCGTATATAGAGTTCATTGCGTTCATAATCTAACTATAGTTCTATATTTGAGATTGTCAATATCTTATTTCTAATGATTAATACTGCTCCTCGACTGTAGTTTTTAAGGCTCTAATAACAGCATTTAACGCCATATAAGACTGATGATTGTCACCGTCAAGAGTAAAGACTTCGCTTTCCAGATTTTCAATCAATTTTAATAAAAAAGTTTTCATAATTAATGGCCGAACGCTTCGATAGTATGTTTGAAGGGGTTACCTTCAATGTTCTTAACAAGCTCAAGCATGGTAGTCACAAGCTGTCTAGTTTCAAACTGAGCGTCTTTTTTAAGTCGAAGATTACAAAGATGGATAAATGCTTGTAAACTACCCGTCCAAATAAATTTAGTTTCTAATGCGAGAGGAAGATGGATTCTGCACTGCTCTTTAGCAACGCCAAATTTACTCATTTCATCATACACTTCTTTAGCATGGTCTAAAACAGACTGCATCTGCTCAAGAAAATATTTATTTTTATCTTCTGGAAGATCTCCAGCGCTTCCTTGTTTGCTATCTTCAGACTGAAAACGAAGTTTTTCTGGCAACCAATATGAATCAGAAAAATCTACATACCTTCCAGAAATACTATTTCTTGCCCATCCAATCTGGTGTGTGAAAAGCTGCCTTTCTACAAAAATTGGACATTCAATTCGGAATTGAAGCTGTGGATGTCGAAATGGTGATGTATGACCATGTTTAGCTAGAAATTTGAGAAGTTTTGCGTCTTTTTCTTCAAAATTTTCAGTTTCCTTGTCGTATGAGACTCTGGCGATATTTGCAATCATAAGATCGCTACCGAAATGGCTAAGTAATTCTGCTTTCATTAATTTTGTATTTTTTTTCTTGGTGATCAAAGATGATAATGTTTTTTTGAATTAAATCATAAGATATTTCTTCAAGTTGACAATGTAAGTTTCGATGTTCGCTCATATTAGCACAAAGAACGAGATTATCAATAGAGTTGTTTAATAAGGTTCGAAAAAGAAATATTCGCTTATTAGCTGCATAATTGCATCATTGATTTGTTCTTTGATAAAGAACTCGTTTGGATTGGGGTCATGTTTAAATGCGCGATTGTAACCTAAAGCGGTTCCTTTCTCTACGCAATCAGAGATAATTAGATAATAGTTTGGTTTCATAATTTTAGGTCCAAAAATACTCGCGGTAATCAATCATTTGTTTTAAAATGTTAGCGTCTGTTTCCGAGATAAGAAGATTCATTTTGTTCATTTCTCCATAGAGTTCGTTATAGGATTTGCCTTTTAAATGATTTGGAAGAGGACGCGGAGGATAAAGAGCGTCTGCTTGAGCTTCGCAATTTGGTCTGCCAACAGTAATCCAATGATAGGAAGAGTCAAGCCAATTCTTAAATTCGCGATGTTTTTCTGTTCCATCCCAATCAACGTAAGATTTATCAGCTTCTTTCTTGAAGCTAGCAATCATTGCGAAATTAACATCTACAATAAGACTGCTAATATCGGCCCATGTTTTAGGGATAGCTTTGCGAATTTCTTGGTGCTTGGGCTTGAAGAAACACTTTACTTTGCAAACGAGATCGTCCCACTTCCATTTGAAGCCATAAAACCAATAATAAACATCTTCTCGCAGCCAATATTGGAAAGGATATTTTTCCTTGGTTTCTTTTTTCCAAGATTCCCAGTCATCGAAAGACAAGCTATACGGAGTATCGTAGATTAAGGACTTTTTTTTATTGCTGAGTTTCATTATTTGATCCTGAAGAAATTTTTTGTTCAATACCTTTGATAAATAGTTCATAAAGTTTTTCTAGTAGTTCTTTTGAGCTTGTATTGTATTCTTGAAAAATTGGTTTGTCAAGATTATTCCTGTCTATTCCGATAATAACGTAATCAGTAATTAAAGTATTGAGGTGTTCTTTGGCGCAGATTAAGGCGAACTTTTGGGAAATATCGGTCACTTTTTGTATTGTTTGATTTTCTTTAACGAGCGACAACGTATCACATGAACCGCAGCATTGTCAATTCCAAATTTAGCCGCTGTTTCATTTGTTTTTTTGCCGTGAATAAAATGATCGCTAAAAATCTCGTAATCGCGTGGCTTGAGAACTTTGGAGGCATACCTGAAGATTTCAATTGGAAAGCGTTTTTTGGGCGCTTTCTCACGATCTGGAAGGGTGTCCAAGTTATTATCTTCTCCAATTGTAGAGAATGTTTCAGTGTGACGCTTTTTCTTATCCAGTAAATCTTTTGAACGCCAATTAACTAATTGGACTGCATAAGCTGTAGTGTTCTTTGATAAATCAATTTTATCGGCGGAAAATTTTTTCCACAAAGAAATTGTTGTATCTTGTATAACATCTTCGGAGTCGTCATAGTTTAAACCGTGATTTTTTGTCACAGATTTAAATAATGGAATAAGCGGTGAAATAAATTCTTCGAATGTCATATCGACTTAAAGATTTGAAATGGTTGTTTCAAGCTGCTCTACTGTTTTTTTTGAAGACATATTATGGGTGGTGTTTACAAGTGTAATATTTAATGAAAATGAACTCAGGAATATATCGCATCACAAATATTATTAATGGCAAATTTTATGTTGGTCAAACCATAGACTTGATCGCAAGAAAGTCAAGTCATTTTGTCTATCTTCGAGGAAATAACCATCACAACCCAAAATTACAGGCCGCTTATAATAAGTATGGGGCCGAAGCATTTGTTTTTGAGGCTTTAGAAAGAGTTGATCGTATTAATCTAGCCGAAAGAGAGGCTTTTTGGGTAACAAAACTGAACGCAATTGAGCTTGGTTATAATATTAAAGAAGGCGGGAGACTTGGCGGAAAACCTGGGAAAGTATTTGAATGGAAAAATTTATGTACAGGAGAAGAAATTAACTCAAGCATACCAGATTTAGCCAGAAAAGAAGGTCTTAATGATAAATTATTTTATGATGTTGTTTATGGTAAATGTAGGACCGCTTATGGCTGGACTTTAAAATCCAATACAGACATAACGAAAGCTAGAATTCAAAAAAGGGTATTTCTTTCTATTAAGAATCATGTCACTGGAGAAATTTATGAGAATTTATCAGTTAAAGAAGCAACTGAATTAACTGGGAGAAGTTCGTCGGCAATTACTTGTTTAGCTCGCGGCCAATACAAAAGGTCTGGAGATTGGGTATTAATTGATTACGACCCAGCTCAGTTTAACAAGAAAAAGTCATTTAAACACAGCGAACATTTTAAACATGCCGTATCTAGGTGGAGATTGACCATTCTCGATTCATTAACAGGAAAAACCTATGCAGATTATAGAACTGGTCAATTAACTGAACTTACTGGAATTCCAACTAAACGCTGGTTAGAACTTGCCTCTGGCCGAAAAAAGACTTTACGAAATAGATATTCTTTAGTTTCCTCCTTTAGAATTGAGAAAGCTTCTCCTCAAGTTCCATAACTCTTTTTTTTGAAAACCATACTTGTTTTTCGGGACTGATAAAAATACCGTCTATTGTATGAACGATAGTTCCTTTGTCAATTATTAAAACTTCTGGTTGATATATAGTTTTATTAACTCGCCTTGTTTCGCAAGACGTTAATAGGAGAGATGTTAAGATTAGGTATTTCATATTGTATATTAACCTTGTTTGTTTTCGCTGTCAAGTTGTTGTTTCCAGATTTTCATCTTTTTTTTCTCTTCCACAATTTCATCCAGTAAACGAGTGGCTTCTTCTTGAGAAGCGGAATTATTTTCGGCTCTTAATTTTCTTCGCCGCTCATCTAATTTATCAATGCGGGAATCAAATTTATCAAGAGTATCAAGTGTTGTGTTTTTTATACACAGCTTTAAATATTGAACGCAGAGTTCTAGCAGAAGATTGATTATAGTTAGCATATTGATCAATAACAAATGGCAACGGGCTAAGAAATCGAATCTTACACAGTCGGATTTGGAGTCCAACTCGCCACCTTGGAACATGGCCCGTTATTTAAAAAATGAAACTAGGGCGGGACTTGCACCCACTGTAGGCTATGAATTATCAGTTTCACTCCATTCCTAGCGAATGCCGCTCTAAAACTCCCCCGCGAATGCACAGGGGTTGACGCTGTTTTAGACTTCCTATGCTTCGATTCACGCGTAACGTAAACCAGCAAACTCGTCGGCTAGCGAAGCACGGCAAAATCTTTTTAAACCAGCGAAGAAGATGTTCGCCGATATTGACCTTTTTTAAAGATATTAGACCATCGGCGATTATTATTTTGTTGCTCTTGCCAAGTATCAGCAATAGCGGCTGAAGATGTTGCGCCACGATCACAAAGATTTTTGCGGATATTGGCGAGGCGATTTTCTTGGTAAGACCAGTTGATTAGTAGGGATTTCATTTTGGGTATTTGGTTGTTTTATCGAAGGATTTAACTTTACATGGGAATTTCATCTTCGTCAAGCAAAAACTTTTGGTCGTCGATTTCTTTTATTACTTTGCCATTAATTTGAAAGGCCGCTTGTTTGGCTAGCTTTTCAGCATCTTTTAGGTTGCCATCGTAAGTGGCAGTCCACTCGTCGTTAAGGTAAACGTGGTATTTAGTCATGTTATTTTGTACTTTGAAAATGCATTGCGTCTCTCGACCAAAAGGCTCCAGCGGATAACCATCCTTCTTTTGCAAAAGCCTCCATAACTTCAAATGGCATTGTAGCTTTCATTGGCCAATTTACAAGATTGCCATTTTTATCAGGATAAAAATCAACTGCCGCACCGCGAGCATGAAGGCTAGGAAGACTTCCCCCTCTCATAGCTCGGTTATTAAAACAACCAGAATATTGTGCTAAAATTTCTGGATGTGTTTTGGATAATGACTGTAGAATTCTAAGCAATGAGGCTGAAATCTTTTGATTGCATCTAATTGTTTTGACTGCTTTTCCTTCGTACTTAAGACCTAGACCGACTACGTTTAAGTTTGTTAATTTGCTCTCGTCTCCAGCTTCACCAAAAAACTTAGTTAGCGATGTTTGATCCGTTGATGGCCAAGGATTAGGGTTTGGCATCAAAGATCGAAGATATTTTTGACATGCGGCAATTGATTTTGGCCCCCAGAATCCATCTGGAGTTACGCCAATTTTTGATTGGATTGATTTAATTTGATTTGTTGTCATATTATTTTAGAAATATTTATGAAAGATTTGCTGTACCCAGCTTAAAAAACTTAATGCTGCCAATATTATTAACGCAGCAGTATCGAAAGCTCTATCAATTAATTTATTTTTCAAATTTTACAAACCCCTTCTTTTCTCTAAGTGAGATGTATTCTAGCCATGACATTTTTTCTGTCAAGGTGATTTTTTTATCAGCAAAGATTTGTTGGTATTTTGCCAGCGTTTTAACCGAATCGGCGGTTAAAATAGTTGCTCCAGAAAGCAGAATTGCCCAGATGAGATTTTTGAAATTAAAGAACATTTTTATGATAATTGAATTGCTACTCGACCTACGGAATCTCCATCTTGAAGGATGCCGTGGATTTGAACATTGTCTTGGATAATGCAGCCCTTAATATCCAAAAGAAAGGACTTTTGTTCGGCCTCAATAAAAATTTGGTGCATATCTTCGCCAATATGATGAATAGAACAATCAAAAGTCTTATCTCTTAAATGTTCAGTTGCGTGATTAGTGCCGATAAATGTAATTTTAGTAATCATATTGTTTGTGAATAATCTAGATGTTCGAAATCATTATGGAATAATTCTAGAACGATTTGACGCTCTGTTTCTCCATAGTATTCTCTCCAATCTTTGTGCTGTGTTGAGTTTTCATGGGGTAAAGTATCAGGTAATCCGCAGATGTCAAATTGTTTTATCATTTTTTTCCAATCTGCCTGTAGTTTTTCAAATTTTATAATGTATTTTAGCGGCCTAAAATGAGAGAACTCTGTTTGTTTAATTACTGGCCAAAAGTTTTTATCGTCCTTTTTTTTGTATAGAAGTTCACACCAGTCACTAAATTTTCCGTCATCTGGAACTCCATATAATTTACCCCATCCTTTTCCGCGAGAAAAACTCCACTGCGAGACTTGCTTATCAAATGGATTTCTTACGCAGGTAAAAGAAAAAAAATTCTCTAATGCTCTGTAGCCGAAGATTCTTGCTGCTTCCTCTGGAAGGGCGTGAGATGGATCGAATAATCCTTGATACTTTTTATTGCCACGAAGTTTTTCGTCAAGAACTTTTTTTTCGCGCCAAAATAAATTTCTCTCTCGTAAAGCGGCGTAAATAGATGAGGATGCACATTTTGGATTACGATAATATACAATCGTATTAATGAATGGTTTGCCGATTAACTGGCTAAGTGGATTAATCATTATCCCCAAAATTTCTGAACTTGTGGCGTGTATCTGCGTATTTATAATAACAAACGCATACATAACAACTTCCAATAACTAATGGAATAGTGCCCCATGTCTTTTCCAAAAGATAAGGTATCATGCTTATTAAATGCACCCAATGACTGTATAAAGCTAGTTTTTCCCAGCGTTGGAGTTTTTCTTTTAGTTGTTTAAAATTATTCATTTGGCCAAATAAAAATGTGTTTTGTTTTTTCTTTAAACTCTTCCAGACTCATGTATCCGTCAAAAGGTTTTCCGCAGTCTTGCCTATCAATCAAATCGCCGTCAATCGCCCCATCCTCTGTTAAGTCACCAGTTTTGCTGATATAAACGCGAAGATAGCCATGCCTATAACGACCGTAGATTCTTCTATTGTCATTTGTTAATGCGTCGATTTGAAAAGGGCAAGCGCCGCCGTAATTTAAAATTTTAATTACTTCAATCATAATTAATAATTTCTTGTTTGTCGGTCAATTCTTTTCCATTCTTCCTCTTCGTATTTGCGAATGGTTTGCTTTTGGCGTTCAATTGTTTGTTCCAAGTCCTCGATTGTTTTTTTCGCCACTTCCGAACTACGTTTGGAAACTTCTCGACGAGCAATATCAAGTGCGTACATTGGTTTTGCATTCTGTCCACAAGCAGTTGTGCCAGCAAACATATTTTCAGTCCACCCATCAAGAATTTGATCTACCACATGCTTAATCACAGCCTCGTCACACGATAAACTTTCAATCAATTCCACGCGAGTTTCGTCTTTAGCGCATTCAAGTAGGGAATGAAGGTCGAATTCAAGTTTTCCGTCTTTATTGTATTTTAATTCCATAGTGTTTTTATACTGTTAAGGATTTTTGGGCCATATTGAATGTTGTATCTGTCTAAGGTCTTCGGTTTTAATGAGACTAAGTAAATCTCGTCGTCCGAATCTCTTATATCCACAATACAACGCTTTTTTTGCAGAGTCAACCTTTTTTTCTAAATCACACAGTTTTTCCGACAAATCCTTCAGGTCTTTTCTTCCAACAAGAAGAAATTCATTTTCAAGCTCAAACGCAATGTGAGAGCATCCGCCTTCTTTTGTTAACCACCCCTCTCCGCCATGGCCGTTGAGAAATTCCAGCCAAATCACTGAATAATCTACCGATTCGTCCGTTCTTTTTTTTCTTTTCGCTCCTTTTACATCGACTCTCCACTCTTTCCCATCTTTATTCAAGATGAAGTCAACATGAGAAAACTGCTCTTCGCGGCCAGCGATTCTCAAAGAATAGCCTTTTTTTTCGGCTAATTGTTTAAAAATTACCTCCGCTGAAAAGCCCATTTCTGAGCAGTCGTGGTTGTCAAGGTTGTGTTTAAATTTTTTATGTTCCATTATATAGAGAATAATCCTTGACTTTCCTTGAATCCTAGTTTATAACAATAATTCTTGAATTCTTCACCCTTCCACAGTCTGCGAATGTTCATTGCAATAAAATTACATCCTTTGTGTTTTTTATAAGCCTCAACTAAAATTTTAAAATCTTTTAAATCGGCCCATGGTTTTTTGGAATTTGATCCTGCGATTACTAATTCAATTGTTCTCTCTTGGAAATCTCCCTCCAAGCTCCAATTTTGAGGGTCAAAAAGAACAAAGCCAGTTAGGTTTCCGTTTTCAATTCTTAAGGCTAGATCCTTTTCCATAGTAAAAGAAGATCGGAAATAGTCCGAAATTTTCTTTTGCCTTTCAGAAAGTTGTCCATTAAATTCTGGCAATGGATTTCTTTTTAGGCAGAAATCCAAAAAGAGGGGCCAAACTTTTTCTCTAGTACTAATTAGTTCTTGATTTGAAATCAAGAACCATTCTGGGTTTTTATGGTGTAAAACAGTCACAGGTTGCTATTATATACTAACCAAGGATCATGGCTCTATCAGAAAAATTTATCGCAGGATTATTATCCTTAAACGACCCAGCTAGTCAGCAGGTTGAATTATTCCGTTTGTATTACGATCCTATAAATGAGCCTAGTAGTTATTACCCCATGTGTTCGTCTAGTAATGGCTATGGTGGCGCAATCTTCTGGCAAGGAGTTCAATATAATCCTTTGCCTATTGAATTTGAAAATCTTGAAACATCTATTTTAGATAGAATGCAGCGGCCAAAATTGCGCATTTCTAATGAGGGGTTGTTAATATCTCAAATTCTTCGAAAGAAGAACGATTTAAAAGATGCTAAAATTGCCAGAGTCAGAACTCAAATTAGATTTATTGATGATAATAATTTTGATGGTGGCGAAAATCCTTTTGGCTCGCCAGATCCAACCCAAGAAATCGTTGATACTTTTGTTGTCTCCCAAAAACTTGGTGAAAATCGCCAAATAGTTGAGTTCGAATGTACCGCTCCATTTGATGTCACGGATTTTACTGTTCCAGCAAGATCAGTATCTCCAAGATATTGCAATTGGCAGTATAGAGGTTGTGGTTGCAATTTTTGGGGTCCGCCAGTAAAAAAAGAAGATGGTTCCGCATTTCCAGTTGCACCGATTAACAAATTTAATTTTCAAAGTAGCGAATTTGAATGGCAATATGGGAAAGCTTATGCTGCTGGGTCAATAGCTTATGTCCCAACTAATAAAGATCCCTTTAGAACTTATTTTGTAGCTAACGAAAATCATACTTCTAATGAAGTAAACCAGCCATCAATTAACTCTTTGATATGGAGTAAAGATGGATGTCAAAAAACCATTCAAGCTTGCCATCAACACCATGTCGCTACAGGAATCGCTTATACTGGCAATGTAACTATTCCTAATCCATTATCATATGGTTTATTGGAGAGCGAAAAGTATTTACCATTTGGGGGCTTCCCAGCAACAGATAAATACAGCAAAGGAACGCAATGATCGAAAATTTTAAATCCTGTTTAGATTTTTTTAAAAACGAAAGTTTAGCTCATACAAATCAAGAAATTGTTGGTTTGTGGGGATTGAAAAATGAAAAACCAGTTACAAAAATTGTTAAAAATCGCTCTCCAGATCCTCAAAACTATTTTGCTATTGATCCATTAGAAATGTGGCTATTTCAAAATGATTGTGAAATGTTGGCAATATTTCATTCTCATATCTATGGAGATTCTCAATTTTCAGAATGGGATAAAATAACTGCGGAAAACTGCTGCTTGCCTTTTCTTGTATATTCTTTATGCGAAGATAAATTTGGTTTTTATGAACCTGCTCATTGTGATGTTAGTAGTGTAAATCTTACCAAGGTACGTGAGGTATTAAAATGACAACGGTTTATTTACATGGATTACTTGGGAAAGAGTTTGGGCGCAAATTTAAATTTTCGCTAGGGCGTCCACGCGATTGCGTTTTAGCTATTGATGCTAACAAAAATGGATTTTTAAATAGACTCTTAGATTTGTCAAAAAAAGGAGCACATTATTCTGTTGTGATTGATGGAAGATTTTCTAGCAATTTAAGCTTAGAAACCCGCGCAAAAGAATTACATATTGTTCCATATGTTTCTGGCGCGGCTGGAGCAATTGCTGTTGTGGGCGCAGTTGTTGCTGTGGCTGGTTATGCAGGGGTTGTTACTTCTGCATTTTGGACAGGAGTGCTAATTGCTGTTGGAACCGCTGCCGTATCATACGGCATTTCTAATTTAATGCAAAAAGAACAAAAGGTAGATGTTGGCTCAGCTTCTGCCGCATCTAACGCATTTAATAAATCTTTCTTATTTAGCTCTGGAGAAAACGTGACAGAACAAGGGAATCCAGTGCCTATTGCCTATGGAAGATTAAAAATTGGTTCTTTGGTGATTCAATCTACTATTAAGAGTTTCCCAGCTAAATTTGATGAAAAATCATCATTACCTATCGCGTCTGAGTTTTCAGAGTTATCTACAAAAAGAGGATTATCTCAAATGGCTATTATTGATAGACAAAGCGCAATCCAAACTAATCAATGAACCATTTTTTAAAGAAAAACTTTTCAAGTATTTTTGGCGCTGGAGGTAAACCTGAAAAAGGAGATCCGCCGCCGCCGCCAGTTTTAAACCCACCAAAACTTGGCGCTTTAACTGCATTAACATCGTATAGCTACTCAGAATCAGTAGATGCTTTAAGTGAGGGGCCGATTGAAGGGATCGTCAATCAAAATGGCCAACATCTTGATGGTTATCGTATTTTTGAAGGTGTTTATATTGATGATGTGCCTGTTAAAAAAACAATGAACCCAATGGACCCTTCAATTAGCAGGTCAACGGTTTACTTGGGTGACATAATTCAACAATTAACAGCGCAGTGGTTTAGTGGAGATTTATTTCAAGATTTATCTTTAAATAATTTACCTCTTGTTAAAACATCTTATGACCCATCTTCAAGCGTTAATAATCCATACGAATCATTTAAGGTATCAAATGATAAATTAAGCGCGGAAATAATTTACGGCAAAAAAAATATATCCAAGGCAATTTTCCTAGGGATTAATACTTTGAGGCGGTTTTCTGATGATTCTTCGATACCTTCTGATTTAGCAGCTATTGCAAAACAAAAACTTTTAAAGTACGATGCGTTTTCTAGTCTTTCTATAATCGAAAATCAGTTATTAAAAGACTACCCAATCTCTACAGATTTTCCATTTTTTTGCGTTAAAATTAATCTTGGTAATATTTACAGATCCACTGAACCTGTTCAAAAAATTTTAAATCTTCCAGTAAGTAAAGAAACTAGCTTTTATCTTGAAAATGATATTTCAAACCAAATTTTTCAACCATTAGAAATTTCAGAAATTGGGAAAACTAGAATAGTCAGGCCGTTGAAAAATATTGATACAAGTTTTTTATATAGAAACAGCACTTTTGAGGAAGAAGATAATCTCGAATTAGCAGGTTATCTTTATTTATTTGGCGTACATCAAAATAGTTTTCCAACAAAAGAAAGTTTAATATCTTTGAGAGAGAATATTAAAAACTTACATATTTTAGATTATAATCAAGCAAAATATAATTATTCAAATATTTTAGCAGAAATTAGGAACGGAGAAGAGTTGCAACTGCCATTAGGTTTTTTCGATAAAACATATTTGGATAAGATATATGGAATTAAATTACTTGGCCCATTCTCTAATCAAGGCCAAATTTTAAAATTGACTGATTTTAATAAAGCAAATGCAAGCGGAAAAATAAAAGGACTTTTAGAAACCAGCGCTACCACAACAGCTTTCTCTTCTGAAAAATTAATTAGCGAAGAGGAGCTAGATTACCTTGAGGAATTATGGGGATTGGAGGGTTTTTTGAAGAAAGATGGGCAATATTACTTTGCTGTTGAGGGCTTATTTACATATCTTTCTAATTATAAAAGAATAGTATTATCGAAGACTAGTGAGGATAATTTTTCAATAGCAATCAAATACACTACATCTACTACGACTTATTATTATGTAAGTATTACTCAACAAAATAAGAACTTTACTTTTACAGCCACTTATTATTGGTATGATAAAGGTAGTCCAGGGGCTGGTGCGCAACCAGGAAGGCCAGCAAAATGGGTTAGTGCAAAATTACAATTTACTGGAGATGATGGATGGGGAGGGGAGATAATCATTAGGAATAAAGCTCTTTTAGCTGTCACAATTTTACTGCTATCCACAGTAGAAGGTTCTCAAGACAGTAGATCAAATAAAAGTTACTCTGGATGGAGTGAATCATCAATGTCTCAATTTGATGAGGAGCCAAATTCCGTTATTCATGTTGTTAGGAATCCTAATGTTTCCAATGTTTTCTTGACCATGGGTATACGCGCCTTATCCGACACTGCGGAAACACCGAAAACGCTGGACGGCACAAAAGAAAAAGTTGATATTGGAGCAAAAATACCGTCCGCTGTTAAATTTAAAATTGAAATTGGATTGCAAGATTCTAATGGAGTTGATCAAGTGCCATCAAAATCATTAGTTTATCAGGTTGTCGGCATCGCAGAAAGTCCCGCTCTTATTGATATTGGAAGAACAGAAAATGCTAATAGTATATCAAATTATGCGAGATTCATCCAAGGAACTGAGAATATAGCTTACCCACTAACCCTTCCAGAGTCAGTTGATGGATCATTTAGGTATGTAAAAGTTACTAGAACAACATATGAAAGTTACTCATCTTTAGTTCGAAGAGAAATATCGCTCGAAAAGGTTACAGAAATTATTGATAGTAGATTTTCATATCCAAACACGGCGATTGTCGGCGTTAAATTAGACGCGAGAACACTATCCTCTATGCCGCCAAGATCATATGATGTTAGATTAAAGCGCATAATGATACCCACTAATTATTATCCATTGTACGCGGATGGAAAAGATAAAAGATTTTATAAAACAAATGCTGAATTTTCAAATGCCGCGAAAGCTGATAAATTAATTTATAATGGAGATTGGGATGGGACTTTTAAAGAAGCGTGGTCGGATAATCCAGCATGGATTGTTTTTGACCTTTTGACAAATACTCGATATGGCATGGGAAATTATGTTTCCGCTGACCAAATTAATATTTGGGAGCTTTATAAAATTGGCAGATTTTGCGATGCAGTAGATGAGGATGGTTATTTTTATGGAGTTCCTAGCTCTAGCGGAGGATTGGAGCCTAGATATTCATGCAATATTGTTATTGCTGATAAAACAAATATTTTTGATGCTATTAAAAATCTTGTTTCTTCATTCAGAGGAAATATTTTTTACTCGAATTCTTACATTGATTTTACAGATGACCGAGTGAAATTGCCGAATTATTTTTTCAATAATCAAAATGTTCGGGATGGATTATTTAACTACACTAATTCTAGACGCGACCAACAGTATAATACTTTAGAGGTTAGTTACTTTGATAGGGATGACGGCTTTAAAGTTAAAACAGAATATATTGAAGATCCAGAGGATATTAAAAAACGCGGTGTTCTAAGAGCGGATATTGATACTTTCGGCGTGACTTCTCGCGCTCATGCTAATCGTATTGGCAAGCATATTATCTATTCAACAGTTAATGAAAATCAAGCTGTCTCATTTGGTTGTGGGCCTGAAGTTCTTGCTTGTCGGCCTGGGGACTTAATCTCAATCGAAGATGATTTAAAATCTTTGCAAAAGAACATTGGTCGAGTATTAGAAATTGATACGGCACAAAAAATATTAAGATTAGATGAGCAGTTTAAAAGCGGCGATTACCTTAATGAAGTGAGTCTTTTTATTCCTACGGGGCAAAAAACTTACAGCGATTATTATGACATGGCCGTTAGTCCGTCTAAGCTCGCAATGAATGAGCTTTATTCAAATGACGTTCCTCAAATCGCCACTTTTAAAACAACAGGTTATCACAATCTTGATTACGGTTGCTACTTATATTTAAATCCAACGGGCGAAAATATCGCCTTACTAGACAAGGCTAAGGCTGGAGGTATCTATTCAATTACCTTATCTGGACTCAAGCAAGAAATTTATAAACTTACTAGTATAAAAGAAAACTCTCCTATTGAATATGAGGTTGCCGCTATCAAATTTGATACTGGTAAATTTGGAAGTATTGAAAGCGGCCAATCTTTAGTGGATTTTTATAATAACTATCCAAACGTATCGGCTCCAACCCAAGGGCTGGAAACAATCTCCCAGAATAATCTGTATCAACTTAGTTACCCAGTTATCCAATCTTTTTCTACTGGAAACTATGATCAGCAAGCTGATGCAATTGATTTATCGGGTTCTTGGACAGCAGTAAATGGAGCGACTCACTATGATTACGAATTAGTAACACCAAAATACAGTTTTCTAACTGGTCGAACAACTGGATTATTTGCCGTGTTCACAGATCAAACACAGGCTGGAAGGTTCACTTTAAAAGTCTCCGCTCGTAACATCTCTAGTGTCCCAAATCCTATTAGTGCGACATATTCGTCTGGAATCACTGTGCTTAGTTACTCAGCGCCAATTAGAACAAATAGCGTGTTTGCTGGAATTAGCATCAAAAACTCATAATGACCACTATCGCACCAACGACGACAATCGCGCCGACAACGACGACAATCGCGCCGACAACGACGACAATCGCGCCAACGACGACAACGACGACAACGACGACGATCCCACCAACAACAACGATCCCGCCAACGTTAGCACCAACGACAACGACGACAACAACGGTTGCGCCAACGACAACGACAACGACGACGACGACAACAACGGTTGCGCCAACGACAACGACAACTACCACGACAGTCCCAACAACGACTACGACAGTCGCGCCGACGACGACAACGACAACGACAACTACTACGACTACCCCAGCGCCGACAACCACGCCTTCTCCTTATATTTTTGTTCCAGCCCCATCATTGCCATCTCAAAGCTCTTTTGAGCCATCGGATTTCGCAGATGGTACTGGAATAGGTTTCTCTGTGGCTCTAAGGAGGGATGTGCCTTTTGATTTTCAATTTGAGGATCGTTTTGGGAACGCTATTACTAATGATTTTGATCTTGTAAACTCTTTTGTAGATGCGTCGATTAGTTTCGATGTTTTAACCACAGGAGATTCTTTTGCTCCAAGTGGCGAAAACTTTAGAAATGGAGTGGTGTCCACTAATTATTTATATACTTACGAGCAAAACTCTGGAGCTTTCAATGGAGATCCACAAAGATACTATAAGTTAAATTTCAAACTCCAAGAAGACGCGAAAATTAATTATAATCTTTTTACAATTTACCATTTACCCGCCGAAATTACTGATGTTCGCGTATCTGGATATAATGAAGGGCAAACTGGTGGCGTTACGCTGTCTATTGATACGCCTAGCAATGGTACAAATTTTTTAACCCGCCAATTCGATGTTTATACTGGGTCATCGGCAGAATTTTATCCTTTTACAGGTAATCTTTTAAAGAGTTTCCCTGTTTTTAAAACTAGTCAATCATACGATCTTCAAATAGTAAGTAACGAACAAGATAAGGGTGTCTTTTGCTATTATAAAGTTTTACCGCATGATGATTTTGCTACTGGCTTTTTTTGGACTGGTGTCGCTTCTGGCGTTATGGATTACCCAAGAGAGGCGAGGACATTTTTAGAAGCTATTCCAGTAAGAGGATCTTTTGAAGATAGGACTGGAATTTATACTGGTTTAGCTGCTCCAGAAATTACTCCTTATGATGGTATTTCATTCTACCAAACAGGCGTCGATCAAAATTTTTTCATAATCAAATCAGGACAGTGGAAAACTGTTAATTTGAGTTAATATAAGTATGATCATACTAGATAATCTTTGGCCAGCATTTCTTGACAGTCAGGATTATCGGCAATTAAACCAATACGGCTTATTTTTTAAAGATGAGACTGGACCTTTTTTAGATAATCCAGATAATTATCTTGTTTCTTGGGGTGAAAATATTAATAAAATTCGTCATTCAGTATTGGAAACTGGATTTTTCTTTAATGCGATGCACTTAGATCAACATGGATTATATGAAAAATCTTCTTTTAATTTTCCAGAAGCAAAAAAAATAATTGAAAAATTTTCGGCTCCGAAATCATGGAAAAACCTCTTATCTGAGGGTAAATTAAATCCAAAATATCCTCAACCATCCTCCTATCTTGATTGGGATGGAGTTGTTGTTATTTGCCAACATCATATAGACAGAAGTATTTGGAGAGTTGGATCGTCTGGAGATTATCATAAATTTTTAGAAAGCGCCGCGAAACACTATGGAAAACGAGCGCTCTTTAAAAAACATCCTGTTACGCTTGGAAATAAGGATGAAATGGATAGAATAGAGAAGATAGCCTTAAAATATGGATGCGAAGTCGCTTATACTGATACTTCTGTAATTGATAATGCCGAATCTGTTTTAGTTTATAACTCAACCTTTGTAATTGACGCTTTAATGAGGGGTAAGCATGTCAATCAATTTTCGCCTGGATATTTTTGGCAATCTGGAGTTGTCCAATATACCAAGGGAAAGTTTCCATCTAATCAAGAAAAAATTAATCTTGATTACGTTGATAAATTTATTGATTTCCTAATATGGAAATACTGCTTTCATAAGATGCTACCCTTAGAAAAAATTGCTGAAATTATCAAAACTTTTGAAGCTAGTAGAGAATTTTTTCCTTTACCAGTTGAATTATCTTATGGAAGCTTTATCGACACCTAATCCAATATAAATGACTACAAAAATTTCTTCACGCCGAAAACTTACAATAGGAATGGCAACGTTCGATGATTACGACGGTGTATATTTTACCATTCAATCAATAAGAATGTATCATAAAGACATACTAGATGATATTGAATTCATAATTGTAGATAACAATCCAGAATCAGAACATGGAAAATGTCTTCGTGAATTTTGTAAATGGGTAAAAGAACCAATAAAATATATTCCCTATGTAGAAATGAAGGGGACATCATCTCGCGAACAGGTTTTTATTAATGCCACAACAGACTATGTTTTATGTATGGATTGCCACGTACTTCTTGAATCAGGCAGTATATCTGAATTAATTAAATTCTTTGATTCTGGGAATGACAATGGAAACATAGTCCAAGGACCGCTGTTGTACGACAACCTTGCTGACATCTCTACTCATTTCAAAGAAGACTGGGGTTGTCAGATGTTTGGTAAATGGGCATTGGATGAAAGAGCCGCTCTATCGGAGGCATTTGAAATACCAATGCAGGGTCTTGGAGTATTTGCTTGTAGAAAATCATCATGGATAGGTTTCTGCAAGGATTTTAAAGGATTTGGATGTGAAGAATTTTTTGTAGCGGAACAACACCGCCAAGCTGGTAGAAAAGTTGTATGTTTGCCATCTTTAAAATGGGTTCATAGATTTGCTAGACCTGCAAAAATTCCATACCCTATATCTGCCAAAGATAAGTATCAAAATTATCTTATCGGATTCAAAAAACTAAATCTAGATACTTCTCCAATAACAAATCATTTTTTAGATTATGTTGGACGTATTCAACTAACTGAGTGGGAGAAGGAACTCCTTTAAAAACCATATGTTCTTCGTTAATTATTTTGAGTTTTGAAGTTGGCCTTTTGGTCATTAGGCGTTCTATTGTAAAGCTTTTTAAGTCGCCGAAAAACTTTTTTACTAATAGGTGAGGATGGATCAATAATATTCCTCAGGGCTTTGGTTGCTGATTTATTCATAATTTAAAGTGTTCCAATATACATTTCCGAATCTTTTTTCATGTTTGTCAAAGCATAATGCTTTTTTACCTTATCGGAATTTGGATGATTCTCAACAGAGAACATCACATATCTTTTGTATCCTATACTTTTCCCAAATCTAAGGGCTGTTTCTTTTAACTTAATACCAGCAAATGGATTTTTTGAAACCCAAAGATATTCTTGCCAAATCTTTTCTCCGATTACATAATTTTCTGTTCCCTGAAACATAATGACAGAATCAAATTCTCCATTTTCTTCATTCGCCCAAACGTGCAGGTTGAAATTCAATAATCTACTATCAGCCCATGCCTTAATTAAAGATTCTGGATTTATTTTTGCCCCAATGTGACCATATAGGCCATTTTCATGGCCAAACTTCATAGCTATTTGATTAGCCATGCGTTTGAAAGTTTCAGGGTTAGTGATTTTTTGAATCAAGCTTTTATTTATTTTTTAAATAACCCATGATGATGCGGCACTCTTTAGGTTGGAATAAAGATACCCGAACAACTCCATCTTCATCTTTGACATCATCTAAGTCAATAGAAATTTTTTCCGCAGATTTCATTTCTTCAAGAATAGCCAAGAGGGATTCTTGAGTTTTCAAGCCTTTGGCGATAAGCATATTTTTAAGCTTATTATTAATATCTGGAAGAGTCGGTTGCGACTTTTCTTTTTCTGGGATCAATTTTGTTTCGCCTTTACTCATTTCCTCATCAGAAACAATATTGATATTCAAAAACTTACGAATGCACAGGCTCAACGCTCGGTTTTGAGCTTGTGTTTCTTGGAAATTAGCCATGAAATCACCGCAGTTTCCAACGTTTGAATTTGCCACCCAAGAAAATGTTACTGGCTTATTATCTGTTTCGAGATTCGGAAGCCAAGTGATTGTGCATTTTGCTGTGACGTAACCATTATCGACATTCAATACTTGTTGGTCGAGTAGCGTGTATCCACGAATACGCATCAGTTCAATTAGCCCACCAATTTTCACAAGGCACTGATTATCGGCAAGACCCTCCGCAGTGCTTGGAACTGCTTGGCCACGGCGCTCAAAATATTCTTTATTTGGATAAAGATATTCGGGCGAAATCATATCGCGCCAGATAATAAAACCGTGCTTATCTGTTTTGTATTCAAGACTGTTGATGAAGCCTTCTGAGTTGCGTGTAGTGGTATTCATTTGTAGATAAAAAAGTGCTCAATATCTTGAGCGAACTCTTCACTATCGACTACAAAATCCTTACCGTCAAATTGTTTTTGAATTTTCCAGTGTGCAATTGACGCATAACGCTGGGCTTTCGAGAAAACTGATTTTTTAGTCCAAAATTTGCAGTCTTTAGAAAGACGCTCAAGCTTATTACGATTAGGTTTGGGCATTCTTTCAACAATGTAATCAAAAAACTTTTCTCGCACATCCGAAATCGTTTCATCTTTCATTCCCACTAATACAAGATTGGGAATCAAATTTTTTGCAGCTTTAATGTATTCCAATGAAAAGTCATCTCTTTCGTCAATCAACAGGGTTAGTTGTGGAATATTTTTTTTGTTCAACTCTAGCAACTGAAGATTGATTGGTTTTTTACTAATAATCTTCACTGGGTATTTTTGCGCCCAAACGTGAGCACAGTTTTCATCAAAATTAAGATCCATTCTTAAATTGATATTCGCCCCATTCAATTCTGCGCTTTCACCAAAAAAGTCGGGAATGATTTCTACAATGGGCAAATTATAATGCTCTCCAATAAGTTGAGTGGAAAAATTAAAATTTATGGGCAAATCTAGTAATTTAAAAACAGATTGGCCAATGTCTTCCACTTTGATAGTGTTGACCATTTTAGGGTATTCAACTGGACCAAAAGGTGGATGTTTGCCGCCTCGATCTGGCTGCAAGTAAATAACATCTTCAGAATTTGACCAATTGCAAGGGGATTGCTCTTTGTAAATATGGGAGTATAAAGCTACAACCTTTTTACTGAATGCGGAAGCGTTATGAATTGCCAAAGAGTCGATACCGATATGAAGAATCGCTCCTTTTTGAATATATGCAGATTGGGCATAAGTTAAAGTCAAATACTTAGCATCCACTCCATCAATAACTTGATCTTGCGGCCCACCAATTTGAATCATTGCAATGCCAAAGTGATTCAGCACTGGCTTCAGCAAAGCGACAGCTTCTGCCCAATAGTCAAAATGTTTTGCTGGAATTTTCCCATCGCCCACATGCAATGTTATATACTTATCAAATGGTACGGGAAAAATTTGAGTATTAATATTGGGTTTGTCTAGTGGTAAGACGCCCATGTGGGATGCGTATGTGTCTAAGAGGGAAGCCATTCTGCGCGGAATTTATGTTGTCTGTTCTGATATGTCATGAATCTCTGACTAGCGCCATGGGGAAGCATTACTACATCAAAAAATCCTTTGTGTTCGTTTCGTCCTGTCATGGCAAAAATATCATCCATTACAGGTAGCCAATCTAAGACTTTATGAATTTGTGGCAAATGTTCTATAAGCTCTTTAAATTGTGGTTTTGTCGCAAAATAAATTCTAAATTCGGGGTAAAGTTTTGCTACCCTAGGAATTAGAGAGTTTACCATGATTACATCGCCAGCACTTTCTGGCATTACAATCAATAATCTCTTATCATCTGTTGCGTCAAGCAGTTCGCTAAAATCAATATTTTTATGATTCAATTGAGCGTTGTGCTGCTGGGCCACATTAACAAAGTGGTTATACACTCCTTGGTGATCATTGGATCGAGTAAGATGATCAACCCAGTGTTTCACTTGGCTGTTATTCTTGTCAACTTTTTCATGAAGAATATTAGCAAAAATATCTAATACAAAATCTTGTGGGGAAAGATTTGGCGGAGGGACATAAGATGGGTTCTGTGGTTGAGGAAGGTTCTCTGGAGAATCCCAATCTTTACTTGGAAGATTATCCAATACCTCTTCCCATTTTTTACCAATAACATCAATAGAGTAATTGTTCAAAACAAACTCGCGTCCTTGGCAACCAATTTTTCGACGCTCTTCTTCTGGCAATGAAATTAGCCATTCTACTTTTTCAACGATAGAAGATATTTTTGTGCGGCTTTTGATAAAATCAGAACCAAGTTCTACATCTGGTACCCAATCAAGAGCAAAGCCGCCGCTATTTTCTTTAACCGCATCGGTTCCACAGCTATAATTAGTAACGAGCAATGGCAATTCGCATAGCTTACTTTCAAGACAGAAAAATTCTAATCCACCGCTAGTTAATGGCAGACACGCGATGTCCATGAGGCTATATACTTCATTTAATTGAGCGTCATCTACTGCATGAATGATATCAACCGTATTGCATGTTCCAGTTGAACCGCAAGATTTGCAATTCAAATCATGCCCACAAAATGGCTTAACTTCATAAGTTCTACATGCGCGACAGTAATAAGTCGTGAGAATATCGGCCAAATCTACATTGTTTTCTTCAGCAAATCTTTTTAAATTAAAACCTTCCTTCCATGAAGTATGAAGCAGTAGTTTAATTTTTTTATCTGGATTACGAGCTTTTAATTCTTTTAGCGCCAAAATCAAATGCGGGAATCCCTTGCGAAGCTGATTTCGAGAAACTAAACCAACAATAGTTGTATCTTTTTCGATTCCGAATTTATTTCGTAAAGCAATCTTTTTCTCGTCTTCTAGTTTATAAAATGGAGTAGGGTCAATGCATCCATGCAAAGTTTTTACATTTGAATATCCCAACTCTTTAAATGCTTCCTCCGCAAAAGTTGCCCAAACAAAATAATTATCATATTTGCTAGCAGCATCAATAGATGATGGTAGCAAGCTAAGGGAGTCTAATGTTGTCCAAAGAATAGGGTTCGTTTTGTTGAACCATGTTTTTTTATCATATCCATCAAAAGCCCAAACATCTTCTGCGCAAATTACTACGGCGGGTTTGTGCTGCTCAACTATTTTATCAATACCAAAATAACCATAATTTGCTGCGCGCATTTTCAAATCGCGCTCTCCATGGTTTTGGATGGATTGTAGTTGAGCGTGTACATCTGGAGAAGCGGCAGTTCCATGGCAGATCCAAGGTTGTTTTTGCGTTTCTGGGCTATCAAAAGCTAGTCCATTTGCAGCTTCAACAATATTATATTTCCCCGTTTTATGGAGGTAGCGAAGTAGCGTTCTAGTTACTCGGCCAAAACCAGTCAATAAACGAGAAAAATTACTTTGATAAACAATTGTTTTTTTGTCCATTATTCGCTTTTTTGCTGTTGACCAGTAGCGTAAAAAATTTCAGCAAGGGCTGTTTCAAGAAAAACTCGAATAGCTTCCGCCTCTGCCAATTCAACACCAAGACCAATTTTCAATCCATTTCGAGTGACTGTGAGAGAAAATGCATCTTTACCATCCTTTTTTTTGTATGGAGAAAAAGAAATCTGAGTCTTATCGCTATCGAAAGTGTGAAAAGCTGAAAACTCTTTATATGCCCTAATTGCATAAATCAAACCACCAATTTCAATTTCATTGAACTTTACGCAAGCAGATTGACCTTCATCTTTATTATTGTAAAATGAACCAAGACGCTTTTCTTCGTTCCAATCTTTTTGTTTGACAGCATTTAAAAATAGCGCTGGGCCTTTATTCGTTCGGCCAAGTTGAAAAGAAATAGCAGCACCAGTAAATTGACCGTCTTTTTGAAATTTCTGAGGTTTGAAGATGGGTAGGTTCATATTGTCCATTATACTAACTAAATTCTAAAAAATACTTACTATTGAATATGAAAACTTTTCGCGCTCTTATCTTCGCCCTTTGGTTGATGCTAACTAATCCGAAGTGTAAAACCAGTATATGCTCTCGTCATCCCCCATCACTTTCCTCGGAACATCTGTAGCCGCATTTGGATCAACTATTATTACTGGTACAGCTATTTATACTGGTAATTGGGCAGCAATTCGAACTTTAGACTCAGGTTTTACCTTCAACGCTGCAACTAAAACGTCAAATATCGTTAACGACTCTTACTTTAACGGCAAAACATTCTCCGCTCCTACTGAAATCGTTGGTAACTTTACTGGAATTCAATTATCAAGCGGCTCATGTATTGCTATTAAAAGCATTTAAAAAATGATTAAAATAGGAATAGGATCAAGATATTTCACCGCTGCATCAGCAGCAAGAAGTCCCGTGTATGCGTTTCTTGATTATACAAATTGTTCTACTTCAACAGCAATTGGAGGCATTTATTATTCCAATACACCAACGCTTGCTCTTGGTACAGTATTATATACTGATTCGCAATTAACAGAACCTTACCAAGAGGCTAATTCTATTTTAAAAGAGCCTAGTCTTGATAACGGGGTTAATATTACTACAGATTCATTAGGAGTTATATATGCGTTTAGCAGATGTTATTCAGAACACACTTTATATGTTTCATGTGGTAATGCTGACGGTGGTGCAAATTATTATACAAGGTATAATGATGTTTTAGCAAATGGAACAGTTTTGTATACCGATAGTGATTTAATCACGCCTATAGCTGGCGTAAATTTATCTCTTGATGGCGTAATTTACTCAACAGATTCAAATGGTGTCATATCAGTAGGTTATTGTAATACGCAACTCTCTCCTGCTGCATATTCAAATTGTACTGATTACCAAAATGGGCAAAATGGAATAGGCATGTATGTGAGAAATATTGAATATTCTAATCCTCTGGCTCAAGGTACAAAAGTATACAGTGATACGCTTGCTATTAGTGAAATTTCCTCTCAAACATTCGTTTGGGACAACAATGTTTACGTTTATAATGGCAGTACAACATTAAGTAGCCAGTGCAATACATAATTTATGAACATCAAAATTCCAAAACAATTTGTTGACAACAGTGAAATTAACGAACTCATCATTGAGTTTGTTGGTAAACGCAATTACAAAGTGCCACCCAATAATGAATTGATCAGCGTACCAGACTCTGTGTTTAATAATTGTTCAAGCATTGTATTTCACGTTGAAAATAAAAATAGTCAAAAAACAACTCTTGCGCTCGAAAAACATCAAGTGTTGTTTCCTAAAGACTTGAGTCAGTTGTATCCAGCGAAATTTGATGAAGTAATTCAGTCACAGTTCAATAAAAAAGTGCCAATAAAAATTTTTAGTCCCGAAGATTATTTGCGAGTTAATGAAGCAGAGTGCTATTAGTAATAATCTCAGCACTGAAGTTATTGGAACCAAAAAACTTATCTATTACACTGTGTACGGTGAGTGGTACATTAAACTCTTGGAGAAATCCATAGAGTCTCT